GCTGTTCCTGCTATATTATCAGGTTCAAAATTTCTGCCAAATCTCGCTGCAGCCGTTGTGCCAGAACTAAATGCACCTTTTGCTCCTCCGCCATACACAGAAGGAAATAATGTTTGTCTTATTACATCAAGTGTCGGCAACTTACCAGTCGGTGGCTTAACTTTTGGACTTTCAGTCTCTATCAAAGAGTAAAGTAAGCTTTTTTTAATATTACCTTTTGGCTTTAGACTTTCTGTTACTAATTGCGATGCTAAATTACCGGGTCCTACTCTACCAGGAACATTTGGCTTAGATTCAGATAATATATCAAGTGCAGCAAAATTGACAGCACTTTTACCACCCGGCACGCCAGGATCTTTAAATATATCTCCGTATAGCATCTTTAGCTTAGTGTCAGATTGCATTGCTATTCTTCTAGCATCAGCTTGAGCCGTAGTCATTCCACCATAAACTGGTGGTCTATCAACTTGATTACCGCTGCCGCCATTATTTCCTTTATTATTTTTACTACCGTCACCGTCACCGTCACCACCAGAACCAGGCATTATTGATGCAAATCCACCTACAGTAGCAATAGTACCGATGACTGCAGCAAGAGTGCCTTTATTTAATAATTTTGTCCACCATTTTCCTCTATTTGCTCTAGCATTTCTGCTATTATTTCTTGCAGCATCTGGTCCGCCAAGACGATTATTAGCTTGCCTTCTAGCTAATCTGTTTACAGCTTTAGTTAAGTTATTAGTAGCAGTACTTAAAGTGCTTATAGAACCTCTAAGAGTTTTGCCACCTATCATTTTGGTTCCAAGCAATGCAGCTTTGATTCCGACCATTGCGAGTTTAATTGCAGCAAATGCAGCTAAAGACTTTTCAAATATTCCTAGTTCACCAAACACGCTTTCAACATATGTTTCGAATTTGATATAAGTATCTGTCAGAAGTTTTATTCCTGAACTTAATATTTTAATAGGACCTTTTAGTAGAGGAAATTCAGTTTCGAATGAAGTTACAAAGTTAGAGACTGTATTTTTTATAGATGTAATAGCTTCTGAAAGCGAAGGAATATTTTTTAACCACTCAGTCATTTGTTTACCAAATAAAGCTGTGCCAAAAATATCTTTTGTTGCTTTATTGATAATGTCGAGTAAACTTATTCCTTGAAGACCTAACGCATTTTTAATCTCTTTCACTATAGAGCCAAGACCAACACCAGCTATAGATGCTAACGCTATTTTAGTAAACGCGCCACCACGCATAAATGTATCTAAAATACTAGATGCCATATTTTTTGTAGTGCTTAAAGGATTCTTTACAGCTTTCACAACTCCTGAACCTGTAATTCTAGAAGTAGAATTTTTTTCTCGGGTTTCTTTTCTATTTTTTTCTAAATTATCTAGACGAGTATTTTTTGCAGCAAATTCTGTACTTAATTTAAGCGACTTAATTTCGCTCTTAATTTCATTAAGAACTTCCGTATTATTTTTCTGGACTTCAACAGACTCAGTTGAGAGTTTGTTTTGTTCCTTTATCAGATTTACAGTATCGCTAATTGACATATCTTATCCTTGATTTTGTGTCTTTATTCTATCGTTTTCTTCCTGAATATGCTGTATCAATAATGTAAGATAAATTTCTCTTTCCCAAGGCATCATATTATCAAGTTCTGTTAATGAATATTTATGATCGTGCATTAATGTAAAATTTGTCTTATAATGACTTATTAAGTTATCATGAGAAAGAGCGATTAAAAAAAATCATCTAAGCCTTGTAGTACCACATCATTTTTATGTTGACACTCTTTACATTCAAAAGTAATTTCGTGCTTTAATTTAGGAATATCTTGTAACCAATCTCTAATTTTTTCAAACTGTTGTGAAGATAAAGATTCTAAAAATTCTTGAATTTCTTCTTCCGTTTCATCTTTAAGATCAAATCTACCATCTTCTGTTTCTAGAACATCCATACATTCTGAAATTAATTTAAATGTTCGTTCAATCTCAGTTTCTTCATTGCCATCATTAGCAACTTCCATAACTGCCGTAAAATTGGGATATTTCATATGAAGGTTAATATCCTCAGTAATTTGTATAGACTTTTCTAAAGTAGCTTTCGAAACTCCTACGTTAGATAAATCAATTTCATTATCATTATGCGATTCACACTTTTGACATTGAATTGTTATTGTAGTTCTTTCACCCACAGATTTCGATCTTAGGTTCAAAAACATATATTCGATATCATATGAAGTTAAAGACTTTCTATCAAATTCACCTTCAACGCATGCCATAATAGTATCGATAATAGCATTAACGGTAGCTTTTTGACTGCCGCTTTCCATAGCTATCATTAATATTTTTTCTTCTTTAACAAGATAAGGTCTAAATTTAACCTTTGTCTCTAAAGATGGAATTGTCATTTCATATTTTGGACTATCATTTAATTTAGGTAATGCCATTTATTCACTTCTCCAATCAGTGTATGATAATTGTATGGAAACTTCTACTAAGCCTCCTTGTTCGCTATTCATTTCAATAGAATTTAGTGTTGTAGGAAACGCTTTTTCTAAAACACATGTATATATTACCTTCTCTAACGCTCTATCTTTTGCTTTGCCATCAAACTGTATAGGACCTTTACGACCGCGGCGCGCAATCGCACTACGTTCCGCTTGCGGATTAAACTGGCCTGTCAGTGCAGCTAATTGATGTATTTTGACTTGTTTTCCATATCCTCCGGGACCACTTTTATACCCCAATTCATATGTCTGTTGATTTACTGCTAAATTTTGCCAAGCTTCAAAATATTTTTTAACGTTATAATCGTTTTGCACATAAAAAGAAAAGGTTATATCATCAACAGCAAACCCGTTTGCCATTTTTTCAATTCTTAATCCCATAGCTTTCTGTAAAGTTGTTACCTGTCTACCAGGTAAACTAACATTCTTACACATTATATTTAAATCAGAAACAGACATATAATTTCCAGGAACGCTTTGAGGTAATTCAACCATAAACTTATTAGGCCTTGCAAGTCCCTTAGATCCTGATGATATTTTAGCTTTAAAATTGTCTAATGAAGCCGGTGCTGTAAATTGGGTCATTTTTTAAAGCTTTCTCTAGATTGTTTATGAACATATGCTTGCGATTGCTTCTGGAAATCTGCTGTAGGTAAAAATGCAGCAATTTCCCACTCGGGCGCTGGAACTAACGCATAACGACTTCTGACTTGGTTTTTTAAATAATGTTTTAAGCAGGGTTTAAAATATTTTAATTTAGCTGAACCTTGCAATAACTCATACGACAAGTCAAATTTTGTTGTAGCATTAAATTTTTCATTATTTGTTATTTTAAGTAAAGAGTCTAAAAACTTTGCTCTCAATGTCATTGGTAGATAGTGTAAATTCAGTCCCATAAAACCACCTTTTGCTGGACCTATAACAATAGTCAAAGGAAAACTGTCGTAATATGGAAGTGTTTCTCTATGCTTTGGCTGATAAAAATACATATACATATTTCCAATGCCGTGTGTGTTTCTTAATTTTAAAGGTCTTTCTTGTAACAACTCAGACCGTTTCTTTGCTCTGCCCATAGCTTTCGCTTTACCTTGGAACCATTTTATAGATTCCTTAGTTCTGGGAGTTATTCCAGCCCGAAAAGCTTCAATCTCTAGTGTGTCGAAAATGCCTGCCATAAAATCTCTCTAATTACTTATCTTTATTTATATCAATTTTATAAACGTTTCATTTTAGGCAGAGGCTTCAATTTTTTTAGTTGCTTGGGCATTATTCCTAATGCGGTTAGTTCTTTCTCTGTCCATATTTGAAATTTCCAACCCCTATCTTTCGCAAAAGATTCAGCAGCTTTCCATTTATTCATATTTTTAACGTAAGACATGCCTTCATTGATATATCGCTTAGTTTTCTTACCCGAAAATTTTGGTGGCATAGTTTGAACTGCTGGCTTAATTTCAACTAAAGTAACGCCTTCTACAGTTTTTATTTTTAAATCCATAAAATATCTATGATATCTTTTATCTACATCATAGAAATATGGTATGACTACTTCCTCGCTAGACCATTCTAATATATGATCCATCTTATCGCACCAAGTAAATGCGTAAAGTTCCCAACCAGATCTATAAACGACATTATCAGCATCGCCTTTATATTTCTTTCGGTTTTTTATTTTATATTTGCCAGAGTGCGTTTTCATAATCTCATATAAATAATAGTAACTATTTTTATTTATATCGGAAATTAAAATGCAATCACATATCTTTCCCATAGAAGATCAAGACACTTACGCTGCAAGAATACAATTCTCAGTACACGAAGTAACTCCTCCTTCGGTTACAGATAGTGTGAAATTTTCCGCTAAAAATGCAGCCTCATCAACAGATAGCTTATCGGATGCAGATTTAAGTGGCACAGGAGATCCTGGATTAAACGCCGCTGTTGCTGCCGCAACACCTACCTTTGATCAACAAGCAAGATCGACTCAGGGAAAACTATTGACTCCTTTAACAATAAGTGCTACACCAAGAGAAAGATGTATTTTATACATGCCGCAAAGTATTCAAGTTCAAGATGGAGTTCAATATGATAATGTCGAACTGGGTGTTTTAGGAACTGCTATGAAAGATATGTTGAGTGCTGGAGCAACTGGATTGTCAGCGGGATCAAAAGCTATTGGTGCATCACTCACAAGCTTTTTAAAGGGTAATACAACAGCAACAGACCAATCAAGAGTTGCATTAACAAGACTTGCTAATTTTGGCGGAAGTGCAGTTTCTGGTGCAACTAGAATGGCATTACAAACAGCCCCTAATCCTAATGTCCGCGCTATATTTAAAGCAGTGAGTCTTAGAGAACCAGCATTTACATTTAAGTTGATTCCAAAAAGTAAAAGAGAGTCCGAAGAAATAATAAAAATTGTAGACTTTTTCAGAGAAAATATGTATCCAGAAGAAATAACAGATAATATTGCAGGCACGGATATACCTATTGGTTATAAATTTCCAGACTTATTCAGAGTTAAAATTTTATATAACAATAGAGAAAGACGCGAACCTGTGATGAAATATAAAGACATGTATCTTAAAAGTTTTTCAGCAAACTTTAATAGCAGTGGAATGGGATTTCATGAGGGTGGCGATTTTTCTGAAGTAGATATAACAGTGAATTTCATTGAATCAGAAACTTTAAGTCGAAACGATGTTAGAAATCAAAGAAATGAAAATAGACGTGGATTTATTCCATTCGCTAATCAAGGAATAACATAATGAGTTACTTTAGACCATTTCCTACAACATTATATAAATTTGGAAAAGAGACTCATGATACAGTCATTCAAAATATTAGCGCATATTCGGATATTTTAGATCACGTTAAAGAAAATAATGTGACTTATGAAAAATATGAAATATTAGAAGGAGAAAGACCTGATACTCTATCTTTAAAATTGTATGGAAGTACAGAGTTTTATTGGACATTCTTTTTCATGAATGATCATATTAGAAAGAATGGATTTCCCATTTCTACTAATGAAGTAACGAAATGGACAAAAAAACAATTCAATGATACTGTTCTAGTAACAAGAGATTTATTTTTTGATAAGATGTTGAGCGGAGACACAGTAGTAGGACAAACTTCAGGTACAGTAGGTGTGATAGAGCAAAGGCAGCTTGATCTTGGTCAAATTGTAATTCAAGGAAAAAAATCATTCTCAACTACTGGAGAAGTTATACAAAAGCAAGGCGATCCCACACAGACTGTAACTATTCAACCCAGTGATGATAGATCAGAACATTTAGCTTTAAGACATTATGTAAATTCTGAAGGCAATCAAGTTGACGTTGATCCTACAGTAGGAGAACCAGGAATATATACAGAAGTAACAAACCTTCAACACTATATCAATTTGAATAATTCAAATAAAATTATAAAGATATTAAAAAGAGAAAGTGTTTCTCAAATACACACTCTTTACAAAAAATCATTATTGGCAGTCTAATGGAATCGAGAATAAAAGATCCAGTTAATGCTACGGATTATACGCTTGTTAGCTTGAAAGTATCAAGTGATAGAATGACTAATTCAAATAAAGAGATTGAATTAAAGGGAGTTTCAATTGAAATTAACATATTTGAACATTTGGAAAAGCCATACTTAACTGGAACAGTAGTTATATTAGATAATGCAGATTTAAATAGTACAGTGGGTTTTCTGGGTTGTGAAAAAATGACAGTGAAAATTGCCACAGATAATGATAGTCTTACTACAATTGAAAAAGTTTTTTATATAACAAATGTTGCTAATAGTATTCAGGCCAATACAAATAATAAAATTTTAGTACTTGATATTTTAGAAGATATAGCTTTTGTATCAAGACAAAAAAGAATTTCTCAGTCATATGACGGAACACCGAATATGATTATTAAGAAAATGTTGAATGAGCATCTTAAAAGAAAATTGCGCGACATTACTATATCAATTCATACTGATGGACCTATGAGAGTTGTAGTGCCAAATATGACTCCGCTTCAAGCATTATCTTGGATTAAAGATCGTGCTATATCTGAAAATGGATTACCATTTTATCTTTTTTCAACTATCTGTGATGATGATATTAGATTTTTAGACTTAGAAAAAATTATGGAAAATCCTCCACTCAATCAAGATGCTATGCCATATACTTACAGTAGTGCGTATGGAAGTAATCTCAGCAAATTTAATAAATTCGTACAGTCTTTCATAATTCAAGGAGTTAAAGCGTCTAGCAAAGTTAATCAATTGCAATTTGCCCAAGAAGGATTATTATCTTCAACTTACGACTATTTTGATACTACTGTGGGATTCTCTAGTGAAGAAAAGCATAATATTGATGAATTTTATAATGAATTGAGAGAAAAAAATATTATAAAAGTAAATCAAAGTGAGGGTCTGATCGATAATACTTCTATAGTTGATGATAAAAAATCGCATGAATTTGATACAAAACACATATCTCAAATAATAACAGGCAACACATTTAGCGATGGTGTATTCAATTATTATGAATCCAAAGACCATTCATTTAAAGCTAAGAAAAAGTCAATAAATAGATTGATGCAAAAAGATGCTATTGATATTACTGTCGCTGGTAAAAATTTTCTAAGCAGCGACAAAAACGTTTCAATTGGTAATAATATTCTTTTAAAATTTATGAGTAGTATGGATCAATTAAACTTACAAAATACGACACCGGAAGAAGAATATATTGATCATAAGAAAAGTGGAAATTATATGATATATGCTGCAAGACATATTTTTTCAGGAAATAGCTATAACACTGTTCTGTCCTGTACTAAAATATCAGAAAAGGTAGCTAATTCATGAGTATTTCTGGAGAATATTATGGAGATAATTTTAGATGGTTCTTCGGTGTTGTTGAAAATAACAATGATCCATTGAAATTGGGTCGCGTTCAAGTTAGAATTCATGGATTACATTCTCAAGACTTGACTGATATTCCTTTGAGTAGTTTGCCTTGGGCACAAGTTGTACTTCCTTCAACAGAAGGTGGTATATCTGGTATTGGTAGAATGGGCAAAATATTGCCTGGAGCACAGGTATTTGGATTTTTTATGGATTCTAAAAATTCTCAATTGCCTATGGTAATAGGATCATTTCACACAACAGAGAGAAGTTTACCTAATACATATAAATCAAATGGAAATACAAGTAGTAAAGCCTTAGATAATGGAGAAGATGGTTCATCTTATACAAGATTAGCTGGACATCCTTCAGGTAGTACAATTACTTATAACGGTAGCGAATTAACAGGTTCAACTACTGGAGAACAATGCTATAATTTTTATCTTGCTAATGGATTTACTCCTAATCAAAGTGCAGGAATTTGTGGCAACTTTGCTGCAGAATCTAATTTAAAACCAGATGTTTTAAACCCGAATGATCTAGGAAAACCTGCATTTGGATTAGCTCAATGGAGAGGTGACAGACGAGCAGGTCTAAAAGATTTTTCTTCAGATCATGGTCTAAGCTATAGAACATTAGAAGCACAGCTTCTTTGGTCTATGCACGAATTTAGAAATGCAGAAAAACGCGCATACGGTAAAATAATTGCAGCGAAAACTTTGAAAGAAGCCACATACGCTGTAGAAAAATATTATGAAAGACCTCAACCGGGAACATTTAGTAAGAGGTATAATTTTGCTAGGCAAGTATTAGAGAGGTATTCGCAATGAGTTTGAAAGACACTATAGGCTTTGAAGAAATGCAGGGAATGATTCGTGATGCTTCAAATCTTTCTAATATATCAGGATTTAAAGATTTAGCTAAATCTAAAGCCAAAGAAGCTTTAGATGTTAAGTTAAGTTCTTTGGGAAAAAATGTTGGAGAAACTTTAAGTGGAATTCAATCACTAACTTCTGAATATGATGGAGGAGATATAGCGACAAAAGTTAGCACCGGAATTGCAAAAATTACAGGAAGCGTTCCAGGTTTTGAAGATTTGCTAAAAGAAAAAATTACAAAGAAAAATACTATTTCAGCAATAACTGGTATAGCTTCAAGTGCTATAGACGAAGTATCCGAATTATCTGAAATTATATCTTCAGCATCTCCCAAATCTATAGCGTCTAATCTTCAAAGTATTACAGGTAAGGTGCCCACTGTAAAAACTCTAATGAGTTTAGGTGTTGATGCGAGTGCTTTCGAATCTATAAAAGGTTTAGTCGAAGATGTGAATGAAGTTAAAGATAAAGTTAGTAAGATAGAGAACGAATTTCAAGACGTATTGGACAATTTTTCTAGTAATACAGAAAATATCTTGGGTCCTTTTAAGGGAGGAACATTAGATAGAGTGATAGCAAATACAAATAATGTTATTTTGAATGAGGTCAACTCTATATCTAAAGGTATTTTAAAACCTCTTGACCAATTTAATGCTGTTCAATCCGTAATTAATGGTGATAAATCTGCTGTTGCAAATTTAGTGATGGGTAAAATATTAGAAAGAACTCCAAATATTCCTAATATAGCAGATATTGAGGCGCAAATATTTAAATTAGATCCTTCAATTGCTAATATGATAAGACCAGAAATTTCGTCTATAGATTTTGGAAATAGAACAACTCCAGTTGTAAATAATTCCTCACAAGAAAGTAAATGGAAGGGTGCCGATACTGACATTTGGAATTATACATTCACTTTCGTTAATTCATATGAAGAATTAGTGTCCGATATAAGATCATCCATAAGACCTATCACAGAGATTGTTGTTCATTGGACTGGAAACTATGTAGACCAAGGTAATATTGGTGCTAAAGAAATACATAACTGGCACACACAAGATGGATTTACGGGTTGTGGATATCATTATATTATTAAAAGAAATGGCGATTTGCAAAGGGGTAGACCTTTAAATAAAGTTGGTGCTCACGCAGAAGTCAATGGACATGACGAAAATAGTATAGGTATAGCTTTAGTTGGTGGATTTAACTGCGCTTCGGGAACTAGAAATCCTAATAAGTATTTAAGTGCAGAGTCAATTAGGCAAGAACAATGGAAAACACTAAAAGAGTTTATAAGAGCATTTTATTCAGTTCATCCAGGAGGTCAAGTTTGGGGACACAGAGATACCGATCCAGATCAAATTGATCCTGGAATTGATATGAGAGATTACATAGAGAAAAATTTTAAAAGAAAAAACACTAAATCATCAGGAACAAAACCGCCACTATTATCAAAAGGATCTACTTCAACTTCTCCTGCTGAGACTACAATTGAAAAAAATAATAAAGCACTTTCTGGTGGAGAATATGTTCTTAGTAAATTTTCAGCTAAACATTTCGGATTTCCCACATATGCAAAATTGCCAGAATTTGATATGATAAGTGTAATGGATGATGCTAAAGCCGGCAAATATAATCCAGGCACTAAATTTGTTGTTCACTCACCATTAGATCATAATTTTTCAGAAACAGAGGTATATCAAATTTGGGAAGCTGTAACTAATCAAGGATTTGATGAAAGACAATTTTCAGTAGTTAATATTTCAGATCCAGATGATGTAGCTAGATTTAACAATTTAGCTAAAAGAAGTTCATTTGCTGGTTATCGATGGATAAAAGGATAAATTATGACAACTAAAGCAGACGATTTAAGTAATAGAAAAAATAACTTAGGATCTTCTTTTACTGAAAAGGAGGGTCTAAGTCAAACTGGATTTTCGGATCCAAATTTACTTTTTCCTAAACCAGAATATGTCAATCAATCTGGTGTTAATAAAGCCAGCAGAGGAGAAAATGTAAATAATCTCAACGTAAAGGCATGTATACCGGGAACAGAATTAGGTTATCTTACTCTAGATACATATGAATACACACAAGTTCAAGTTGATGAATCTTCATCGGGACATGTTATTGAGATAAACGATACTCCTTCAGGCGAAAGAATTTTAATAAAACATAATTGTGGTGCAGGAATTGATATTCAACCTGATGGTACAATTCTGATTAATAGTACTGGTAATAGAGTTGAAGTTGTGTCTGGAAATCATAATTTAGCTGTTGAAGCAGATGGAAATATTCTATATAACGGAAATCTAAACATGACAGTTACTGGTGATTACACTCTAGATGTGAAGGGTGACTATCATGTAAAAGTTGGCGGTAATAATATATTAAAAGTTATAGGATCATATAGAAAGAATATAGTTAGACATATGACAGAGGTAATTCAACAAACTAAATCCTCTACAGTTTTAATGCAATCGACAAATACTCTTTTGGGAGATGTTACTAATACAATTAAAGGCACATTTAGAAATTTAATAAAAGGAAAAGCTGAATACTTTCATAGTGGAATTACGAAATTTACCTCCGAATCTGGTATTGATTTGGCATCTGTTAATGTTAATATGGCCGCAGATAATATGACTTGTATTGGAACAGAGGGCACTATGGGCGGCAAAGGCATGATTTCTTATACAAAAAATCTATACGTCCAAGAAAATATTGATACTAAAACGATGAAAGCTAGTAATGATATTAAAGCGAATGTGGTCCATGCTGATCTTGATGGTTTAGCTGCGACAGCGGAGCTTGCTGGTTGGTCAGCTAACGCAGGTCGTGCACCTGTTCCAGCACCAGGAGGTCCATCAAGCATTTCTACAGAATTTACAAGAGATACTACCGAGACAGGTTTACCTGATGCTGAATATATGGAACAACATTTACGAAAATCGCAAGTTGGTTATAGAAAAGTAAATATAGATGAAGATCAAGGTATTAAAGACTCAGTAGATCAGACAACCAATAATGGAGGGGTATCTGATAGAGAACTTAATATTCAAGAGGTTAGATCGAAACTAAAAAATAAAAGTAATAAAGATAATTCTAAATTCATTTTAAATCAAACTGCTACAGGAGTTTTATCTTCAGATCATAGTACAAAAACTCCTCCTAATATTGGAAGAGTTAGAGGAAGCAACTTCACTACTGCCACAGGATCTAAGCCAATAGGAAGCAATAAAGGTAAGACTACAAGCAAAAGATTTGTACCTTCTGAATCGGCATCAAAAAATAGAAGAATTACGTTATTAGTTGAACCAAAATATGACGTAAATAAACTTGATGACGTATCATTAAAAACTAAATTAAATGAAAAAATATCAATTTCAAAGTTTGTGGCTAGTTTAGGAGATCCTATAACACTTCAGCATATTGATACTGCTGAAAATAGAAAACAAATTGCTAGAAATCTAATGCCACATGTTTTTGCATTAGAAATATTTCACACTTTAGAAGATTTTTCGGGGTATTCTCTTGTTGTTGCTGAAGGATTATACAAAAAAGGAGAAAAAGAAACTATAACTCCTGATAGTTTAACTGACTTGAAAACTAAAGGTCGTGCTATTGCATATGAATTGTATAATTCAAAAACTGGTAAAATCGATTTAGAGAAAACTTTCGACTTAGCGACATATTTAAAAGACAATATCCATTACGACAAATTAATTCTTTATTATGATACTTATGATGAAAAGAATGATATGCCCAACGCACAGATAGTTGTTACAACTCCAGAAATTCCTGAAGATTATGCTTCTATTTTTGATATGAAAATTAGTTCTGTATATAATAATGAACCTTTAAGCGAAAATGATCTGATTGAAGTTCCAGATTCAGAAGATGAACCCGAAGAAAAATATGATGCTGACGATGTAGCGCCAGACGATACATCGGGAAGTTTTGCATCTGAAGCTGCTCCTGAGCCAGAACCTGAACCAGAACCTGAACCAGAACCTGAGCCGCTTACTATGGAAGAAAGAAAACAGATACAAGAGGATCAGTATCTGGCAAGACCTTATGGATCAAAAGAAGTTGCTGAAGGGGGAATAAAAAGAACACTAAATGGAAAACTGTTTCCAAATAGAGTATATAGTGTAGTTCCTGATGGTGATCTTTGGAAAATAATTAGAGTTAGCTAAAATTCATATAAATATAATTAAGAATAAAAAAGAGACAATAGATGGCAAATAAAGCTTTAGCATTAGAAGATAAAGACTTGGGAATTTTACCTCAATTAACCTTGAGAACGAGTTCTTATAAAGATATAGACTTGTCTTTTTCTGTGCATAGTAGGGCAACATCCTCTAATCCTTTAGATATTTTTAAAAAAACAGATGCAGACTCAGTTAAACAAGCAATCAAAAACATACTACTCACAAATCATTATGAAAAACCTTTTAATCCATTTTTTGGAGGAAATGTAACAAGACTCTTTTTCGAATTAGCCGACGATATTACAGAGACAGAGGTAGAGGAAGCTATTAGGCAAACAATAGGTAATTTTGAGTCTAGAGTAGAAATTTTAAACATTCTCGCAAAAATAAATCCAGATTCAAATTCATGCAATGTCAGAATAGTCTTTAGAGTTATAGGAAGTGACGCTGAGACAATTTTAGACACAGACATTTCAAGGTTAAGATAAATGGCAACAAATATTACATCAACTCAACTAGACTTTGACAATATAAAAACGTCACTTAAAAGGTATTTTGCTCAACAGTCCGAATTTAGCGATTATGATTTTGAAGCATCAGGTCTTAACAATATATTAGATGTTTTAGCATATAATACGCACTTTAATGGCCTAGTCGCAAATTTTGCTACGAATGAATCGTTTTTAAATACTGCTCAATTAAGATCATCTGTTGTATCACACGCTGAAGCTTTGGGCTATAGACCAAGATCAAAAATGTCTGCTAATTCTACATTAGAAGTTAGTATAAATTTATCTGGCGTATCTGTTCCTTTAAGACCCGCATCAATCACTCTACCCATAGGCACTACATTTACAGCATCTAATGAAAATGGATCATACACATTCAGAACAAAAATATCTTACAATTCTACAGATGATGGAAATGGAATATATACTTTTTTTGATGATAATGCAGAAGCTAAAGTTTTAGTGTATGAGGGAATTGAAAAAACTAAGACGTTTTTTGTTGACTCACTAAGCGAAAATCAAGTATATGTTATTCCTGATAAAACAATTGATACTGCTATTATGAAAGTTTCTGTTTTTAATTCTCCTACAAGTTCAACATTTGAAACATATACATTCTTAGAAGATGCTATAAAAGTAGACGCGACAACAACATATTTTGATATTAAAGAAGCACCTAATGGCTATTACGAACTAAATTTTGGTGATGGAAAAAGTTTCGGCAAATCACCTAAAGTAGGAAGTAAAATTGTAGTTACATATAATTCTACATCGGCCCAAGCAGGAAATCTTTGTAGTGGATTTAGTGCTGTGGCAGATTTACAAGTTAACGGAGTAGACAGACCTATTTTAATAGGAAGCCAAGTTTCATCTTATGGTGGATCAGATGTAGAAACTATAGAGTCTGTTAGAAAACTTGCTCCTATTCAATTTTCTGCTCAACAAAGATTAGTGACGGCTATCGATTATAAAGGTATGATCGAAAGTAAATTTCCAGTCGTAGAAGATGTTACTGTATGGGGCGGTGAAGATAATTTTCCTATAGATTATGGTAAAGTTTATATTTCGTTAAAATTTCCAACAGGCACATCAAATCTAATTCAACAACAGACTAAAAATAAAATAAAAACTCATTTTACAGACAGTTTAGCTATTATGTCCATAGACAACGTGTTTGTTGAACCTGAAATGTCTTTCTTAGAGTTACAGACAAATTTTTATTACAATAATAGTTTAACGTCAAAAACACAGTCTACATTAGAAAGTTCTGTGAAGATAGCAATTTCAAATCATTTCACCTCAAACTATGGAAAATTTGAAAAGAAATTTAGAAGATCACCACTGCTGACTGAGATAGACGATTTAGACAAATCTATATTAGCTTCTAGAATGGATATAAAAGTACAGCAAAGATTTAATCCTGCTTTAGGACAAAACTTGGCTTATGATATAAACTTTCCTGTTGCTTTATCAAGTACAAATACTTCGGATTATATAATTTCTTCGTCTATGTTTATTTTTAACGGCGAAAACTGTATCTTTAGAAATAAGTTAGGTAAAAATACGATAGAAATATTTGAGCCTAATACTGGAAAAGTTGTATCTGGAAACATAGGAGAATATGATTTTCTTACCGGTTCACTTAGTCTTACTACATTTTTTCCTACAGCGATAGTAGGAGGTTTGCCCTACATAAAAGTTTCAGCTACTCCATTAGATCAAGGAGTTCTTAGTCCTCTTAGAAATTTCATTTTCACTTTAGATGAATCAGAAAATAAAGCTTTCGGAAATGTAGAAACAAATGAAATTAAAATAGTGTTATAACTATGACAAAAGATATAAAAGATACTACGTTAGATATAACTATTAGACAAGACTTGATTTCTCAAGTTTTGCCTGAGTATTTTACTACGGATTATCCAAATCTAATAACTTTTCTTGAAACATATTATGATTATATGGATTCATCCGGAGAGTTTGGAGAATGTTTAAAAGATTTGTATGATATAAGAGATATTGGTTCAACTAAACTTCAATACATAGATAACATGTTTGAAGAATTTGCATTGGGATTAGGACAAGATTTCTTTGTTGAACCTAGAGAAATTTTAAGAAACTTTGCAAAATTTTTCAGAGTAAAAGGTTCGCTGTTTTCAGCCGAAGGATTTTTTAGATCATTTTATAACGACACAGATGTTGAGATAGAATATCCTAAAAAAGATATATTTCTATTGGGAGATAGTTCTTCATTCATAGGGCCCAAATCACAAAAAATTATTCAAGACGGTGGTGTGTATCAAATACTATCCATTTTAATTAAATCAAAAACTAATTTAAATTCATATCAAGATTTATATAAGAAATTCGTTCATCCTTCAGGATTTCATCTTGCGGCGGAAATGCAAATAGATAATAATCAGATTATAACTATAGCTTCATCTACTCCACAAGAATATATTGATCCCGATTTAGATTTAGATAGTGTAGAGTTAAGTTTTAAATCTCAAGCAACTTCTTTAAATTGTCATTCTATAGCAGCTATTAACAGTACGGCAATTCTAGACCTTAGCGATAGTGCATTTGACAGTAATAGTTTACTTCAGATAGGAGAAGATTCCAATGCATTCACGCTTGAATGGGGAGGAATATCGAATAATGCTTATGTTGTAAGAGTCAATAATAAAGATTTGGCACATACGAAATCATTTATAGATAGTGATTATTATGCATTATCAGATCAATGGGGATATGGTATTGATAGTATAAATTTAAATACAACAACGGTAAACGAATTTGCGTTTAATTCTGCTCCAGCAATTTATGAATGGCAAACAGGATCAACTTACGACTCAGGTAGACATAGAACTATTTTAGAGTTTACAGCATGTGAGGGTGATAGTGGCGCTAATAAGTTTATAAATAGTATTGGAAAAGACGTATATACACTAACAAAAACAACATTAAGTGATATAAACGGCAAAACATTAAGAGAATTAGATAACGCTTTAATCTAAGTAGGAAATGATATGGCATCAATTGTAACAGAAAATCTAAAACAGAATTTAATTCAACCTGTAATAGATGATATAAGAACTGGAACAAGTCCAGCATTTTACTTAGGAATTGGTAAATCTAATGCCTGGGCAAATGCTAGTGACTCTGCTCCTAGTCCACTTAATAACGTACTAGAAGAAAACAATTTTAGAAGAAATTTGCAGTCAGTAATAAAAATTAATACTGCTTCATTTGTTGTTAAAAGATATAATTGGTCAACAAATACAGTATATACTCAGTACGATGACACAAAATTGTTAAGTGATTATCCTGAATCTGAACCTTTTTATGTTATGAATTTAAATCAGTCTGTTTATATGTGCTTACAGACAGGAAGAAATGCTGCCGGAGATATTGTGGCATCAACAGTTGAACCAACATCGGAGAACGTTGATCCTTTCGGAACATCTGATGGTTATATTTGGAAATACTTATATACAGTTTCAGCACTTGATGCTAATTTTTATATGACACAAAATTTTATTCCCGTAGGTAAAATAAACAGCGTAGATTCAAATTCGACTGGTACTGAAAACAAACAATTTCAAGTCCAACAAAACGCTCAAGATCAAATGATAACGTCCTTTGTTGTTATGGATAGCGGATCAAGCTACTCAGCTAATTGTAAAATAAATGTAAATGGTGTGTATGATCCTTTTATCAACGTGACCGTAAATGCAGGAAAAATATCTAAAGTTGAGTATCATCCAGATTCTTCTACATTTCATTACAGAAGTAATCTTGATGGTGCAGTTTTACAGACTAACGATTCAACTGGCAGCGGAGCAATTATTAGACCTATATTTTCTACTGGTCAAGGTGTTGGTGCAAATGCGATTAATGATCTTAAATCTGAGTCTATTCTAATAAACTCTAAAATTATAGGAAATCAGTCAGATTTTATTACATCTCAAGATTTTAGACAGATTGGAATAATTAAAGGTTTAAGAGATTCTTCAAATGGAACATTTTGGACACAGAACACAGGGCAATGTTTATACTCTATGACTTTAGATAGTATTGGTTCTTCTTTCACTAAAGATGGTGAAATATTAGGAGCAACTTCTGGAGCAAAGGCTTGGGTAGATAATGTTGATGGATCAACGATACATTATCATCAATACGATTCAACAGGATTTTTAAATTTTGTTGCCGGAGAAGTTATTAACGAAGTGGGTTCTACCGGATCAGGCAAAATTGCATCTGGGTCCGCAAAAATTTTACCAGAAGTGAGTCCTAGAACTGGCGAAATACTGTATATAGATAATAAGTCTGCCATTGTTAGAACAGTGGGTCAGACAGAAGATATAAAAATTGTCATAAAATTAGATAATTGCAGTTGATAGGAAAACAAGCTAATGGTTAAAACTTTTACCAAAGACATACTTGCATCAAAATATAGAGATGATTTTGATGAGGATAAAGGCTATCAAAGAGTTATTTTTAACAATAGCCGTGCATTACAAGCAAGAGAATTAACACAACTTCAGACAATTATTCAAGAAAGCTTGGGTAGATTTGGTAGAAATATCTTCAAAGAAGGAGCAGCTATTTCTGAAGGAGGTCTTTCTATAAATCGAAGATTTAGATTTATTAAGTTAAATACCTCAACATATAATTTGCCCGATGACCCAGATTCTTTAGTGGGCACATCTTTTATTGCACAAACTTCTGGTGTTACAGTCAAGGTCGTACAAGTATTAGAGGCAAGTGGATCAGATCCTGCAACTATTTACGTTAATTATACTAACACTGTTGCAGCAACTTCAACATCTACAACGATTAGTGTTACTCCAGGAGAAGAACTAGTACAAGTCGAAGGTTCTCAAAGGTTAGTTGTTCAAGAATTGAATACAAATTCAAACCCGGCTTTTGGCTTTGGAACAAAAATATCTGCGGGAGAAGCAGACTTCTTTACGTCTGGATTTTTCATTCATACTCCCATGCAGGAATTAATTCTATCGAAATATTCCAATTCAGTAAATAAAGTTGTAGGATTCAGAGTAAGCCAAGATATTATTACAGCAGATGACGATAATACACTTTATGACAATCAAGGAAGTCTGCCAAATTTTACTGCTCCTGGAGCAGACAGATATAGAATTAGATTAACATTAACTACACAAGACCAAATAACTGCCGGACAAACATTTTGTTACTTTGCACAGGTAACAGATTCTCAAATAACAGATAAAGTATCAGGATTAGATCAATACAACCTTGTGAACGATTTAATGGCTACACGGACAAATGATGAGTCTGGAGATTATACAGTTACACCATTTTTCATAAGATTCGAGGATAGCGCATAATGTCAACGATTAAACTAAGAATATCTCCTGGTAAAGCATATGTTAATGGGTATAAAATCACAAAAAACATTCCTACTTTTTTATCGGTAAATAAATCGACAACTACAAAAGAGATGACTAATGATACGCTAGGTGCATCTTATGGGCAGTATATATTGTTGTCAAGTATAGTAGGTCTTCCAGACATAAACTCTATTCCTGAACTTCAAATTAATAATGGAACAGCATTATCAGGGTCTGCCGTAGGAACATGTAGAGTTAGGGCAGTTGAATCATACGTTGATGGTTCGAATACTTATTATAAGCTATACATTATTGATATTACTATGAATGCTAATAAAGCTTTCGATATTGAAACTATTAGTGTTGGTCCAAATAACCAAGCTTGGTATGGAAATATTCTTAGGGAAAATAATAGAACTATTTTACATAATTCAAACGCAAAAGGACTAATTTTTCCTCTGCCTAGACGAAGGGCAAAAACTGTTACTAATCTTTCCATATACAGACAGAAAAAATATACTGCTGATTTAGCGCCCGGTGCAACAACAGCTACTATTACCGCAGATACTGGAGAGGTTTTTGTCAACGGCTCAAAATGGATCGTATGTAAGGCAAATTCTGCACCTGAAACTGTGACCGTATCTGGTATTAATACATCTTCAGCATCAATTTCAGGAGTTGCTCAAAATGGAGGAGTATCTAATGAAGCTGTAGATGTTATTGCGTACACGTATAAAGCGAGTGCTAATCTTGCTCCTAAATCTTTGCAAAATGGAACTAGAAGTTATAGTGTTAGTTGGACTGCAGGCGCACAAGACGTTGAAGTTGATATGTTAGAAGTTGATGTTGTCAATATCAAGTCCATTAAATATAATGATATTAATGGAGATGTAATTACAGATAAATTCATTTTAGATAATGGAGCAAGAGATGCTTTCTATGAAACAAGTAAGTTAAGATTAAAAAATAATACCATTCTAGACTATCTTGTAATTTATGTTGAATTTGAATATTTTGAACATGGTCAAGGTGATTATTTTGCGCCAAATTCTTATAGTGGAGCAGGCTTTCAATACTCTGATATTCCTAACCATATAATGGATAACGGGTCTGTCATTGACTTAAAAGACTGTATTGATTTAAGACCCACTAAGGGCACAACAGGCAACTTTTCTACAGGTTCTGCTGTTGTCATGTCAATTCCTGAAAACGGTTCTATAATTACATTTGATGCCGAATATTATTTACCTAGATATGATAAATTAGTAGTACAAGAGGATGGTTCTTTTAAATATCTTGAGGGTACTCCAGCTTTCTTACCAGAATTTCCAGATACGCCCACAACAGCAATGGAACTTTATAGACTTAGATTAAATCCCGCAACATTAAATAGTAGTGACCTATCATTTTCAATGATTGAAAACAAACGTTATACTATGCGCGACATTGGAAAAATGGAAAAAAGATTAGACGATGTTGAGGAAGCAGTATCTTTATCTTTGCTAGAAGTTGATACGCGAAATATAGAAGTTTTAGATGAAAATGGAAATACTAGAACTAAAACTGGATTCGTTGCAGATAATTTTGCTGATCAATATTTCACAGATGTATCAAGTTCAGAATATAGAGCATCTATTGATCCACAAGAACAATTTGCAAGACCTAAATTCAATGCTAATAATATAGGTCTTGTTTACGATCCTACAATATCGACAAATACGATAATGGTAGGAGACAATGTATATCTAAACTATACACACGAAGATTACATTACTCAGGCATTAGCATCCGGAACAGAAAATGTTAACCCATTTATGATAATGAGTTTTAGAGGACACATTAAATTATCACCTTCAAGTGATGATTGGAAGGAAGTTGAGTATATAGGTCCTAATATTATTCCAGGAGGCACTAGACTCAATACAGATGCGGCAATGCTTTGGAACGAATGGGAATGGAATTGGGCAGGATCAGATTTGAGTGGATTAGATGTAGGATCATCTATATCTCAAAGTAATGATGTTGGCGATACAGCATTTACAGATGTATCTCAATTTAGAGTAAGAAGTGGATGGCTTGGAACTGGTAGACGTACTTTTAGAACTACAACAACTGGTGTAAATAGAACAACTCAGACTGTAGTGAATCGAGTCGTTTCAAGTGAAACAATCACTGAAGTTATAGGTGATAGACTTGTGCAGTGGCATTCCATACCATTCATGCGTTCCAAATTAGTATATTTTAGAGGTGAGGGTCTTCAACCAAATACGCAAATGTTTGCCTTCTTTGATGGAGTAGATGTATCGAAATGGGTCAGACAAGAATCTTTCACATCATTTAATTCACATAAAGCTACTGAATTTGGAAATACCATGGTAGCTGCAACAAACCATCCTAACGGAAATACTGCGTTATATACAGATGGTAATGGAATTTGCTCAGGTTCATTCTTTATTCCATCCACAAGCGATATAAGATTTTTAACTGGTGCTACAGAGTTCAAGCTTACTGATATTACAGTTCTTGATGACGCAAACGCTATTTCTGTAGGTTCCGCAATCTTCACATCAACAGGTATTCTAGATACAAGGCAAGAAGATATTCTATCGACTCGTTTGTTAGAGGTTGTAGGAGAATCTAGTGTAGCAACTAGAAGAATTGTAACCTCAACAACAACACAAAGAATTGATCCATTAGCGCAATCATTTACAATTAATGAATCGACGGGTGTTTTTATAACAAAAGTATCTCTATTCTTTAAACAAAAAAGTTCGAACCATCCTGTTTGGATTCAACTACGTCCTATGGTAAACGGTTATCCAGCTTCAGATATTATCGTACCTGGTTCTCAAAAACTATTAACTTCTCAGCAAGTGAGCGTATCAGAAGATGCAAGCGTTGCTACTGAATTTATTTTTGACGAACCAATCTATCTAAAAGGATATACTGATTACTGTGTCGTTTGTTTAACAGATAATACAGATTATCTTCTATACACAAGTAAAGTTGGCGATTTTGTTCTCGGCTCTACTGAGCAAAAGATTAATAGACAGCCATTCATGGGTTCACTGTTTAAGTCCCAAAACAGCGTTACTTGGGAAGCAGCACAGTGGCAAGATATGAAATTTAAGCTTCATAGGGCCAAATTTACTCCAACTACAGGAGTAGCTGGATTTAAAAATGCTAATGTTCCTAACAGATTACTTACTTCTGATCCTATTCTATTGTTTGGAAAAGCATCAGCTAGAACTAACGTGAAAATTACTGCGCCAAATCATGGTTTATTAGTGGGAGACTCTGTTGTTATTTCAGGAGTAGTTGATTCGGCGTATGCTTCATTCATAAACAATGGAGGAACAGCGCACACTATTACAGAAGTTGATGTAAATAGCTTTGCGTTTAATATGAGTACAATTAGTCCTGTTTTAAATGTTGAGAAAATTACAGGAGGAAATGCTGTTAGTATTACTCCTCAATACATGTATAGTACTTTATGGCCAAATATAGAAAAAATTAGTCCTGTTAGTACATCCGTGACGTTTTCTCATATTGGCACTAGCGGAAAATCTTATGCAGGTAATGAATCTCCTTACGCACACTATTCTTCGGAATTCTTGAAATTAAAATCTAATAATTATTATGAGACACCTAGAGTTATTGCTCATCCTACAAAAGAATTATCATTGACCAATAATACATCATTAAGAATTACTGGTAACATGGAAACATCTTCAAATTTCGTTTCTCCTGTTATTGATGTGCAAAGAGCATCAGTAAATCTTATTGAAAATGTTATTGATAATCCAGTAGATGTTGCTACTGTTACAACAGGAACAAATAATGTTGTCTTTGATTCGACTACTTCCGGTCAAGAGAAATTTAAAAGCGAGACTGATCCTCTTGTAGGTTCAGCAGCGTCTAAACATATCACAAAATCTGTAACTTTGTTAGCTACAGCGCAGGGTTTAAAAGTATTCATAGGAGCGAATAGACCTTCTGTATGTGGGATGGATCTTTACTATAAAGCAATTATGGGAGAGAAATCTTATGATACAGTTAATTGGGTAAAAGCTGATCCAGACACAATTATGCCACCAGATGAAGATCCTACAGTATTCAGAGATTATGTGTACACGATAGGTGGTGATACAGGCACTTTGCCAGATTTCACTAAATTTAAATTAAAAATAGTATTTACATCTTCTAATAGTTCTAAAATTCCTACTATTAGAGACCTGAGAGCGATTAGTTTAGGAGATTAAAATTATGGATCTGGTAAAAATTAAGAATGAGAGTGAATATATGCGTGATTTAAATAGTGGAGCTATTGTAAATACGAACACTATAGATATAGAAAAACGTCGAAATTTGAAATTAAAAAAACGTCAAGAAAAAATAGAATTTGAGAATTTAAAAGTTGAAGTAAATGACATTAAGAAAATGTTAATCGAAATATCCAGAAAGTTAGGTGACTAATGGCACGACTAGAAAAAACGGAACTCAGTAATAGCATAAACGCTTGGAGAACAAAAACAAATCTCACGGCTTCTTATGTGGGAGATTTAGATAATCTAAACACTTCGGACAGTTCTTCAATTGTGGGTGCTATTAATTCAATCGAAAGTAAATTTTCAGGCGGCGGTGAAGTTGAAACTATAGCTAAAACAGCATTTAATGTGACAAATTCTGGTGGTGGCACATACGCTCAATTAACATATGACAATACAACAGGTACATTTTCATTTGTTAGAAATGCTATCACTCAATTGGAAGTGCCTAATATTGACGCAGGTAAAATTACAACAGGAACACTTGATCCAGCAAGAGTTCCGGTATTTGATGCTGCTAATATTGCAACAGGTACAATAGCCACTGCGAGACTTCCATACTTAGATGCAAACCAAACAACATCTGGTACATTTGCAGTAGGTAGAATTCCTAATATTGATGCAGCTAAAATTATATCGGGCACATTAGCGATAGGTAGAATTCCAACTATTCCATCTAGTTACATTACGGACGATGGAACTGATCTTCCAGAAGCAATTATTCCACCTAATATAGCTAGAAAAAATTCAAGTGATACGATTACTGGTAATAGAGATTTTGCTGGAACAGCCACAGTTGCACAACAGTTGACTGCAAATGGCGGAATAGTTACAACTACTTTACAAACAACTGGTGATATTTTACCCGCTGCCAATAACTTATATAAAGTGGGATCCACAACTCAAAAATGGTTAGAGATGCACGCCACAACATTTCACGGTGTTGCTACGTCTGCAAACTTTGCTGACCTCGCAGAAAATTATACTACAGAACTAGATCATCCAGTTGGTACTGTAATGAGAGTATCTACAGGTGAAGTTGCGGAAACCGATGCGTGTAATTCTAACAGTATTCCTATAGGTGTTGTATCTTTAGAGCCTGCATATTTAATGAATGCCGAATGTGAAGGACAATCACTCGCTCTTAAAGGACGAGTGCCCGTAAGAGTTGTAGGACCAATAAGTAAAGGAGACGCGGTATATGCTTACAATGATGGAACTGCATCTAGTCTGTATGACGGAGCGCATATTGTAGGCATTGCTTTGGAATCTAATAATAATTCAGAAGAAAAATTAGTAGAGTGTGTTTTGAAAGTGTAGTTACCCCACTCACTAAGCAGAGTCTTATTATAACAGATTCGTTAGATTTGTCAACCAAAAACAATTTAAAAAGACTCTTTACATTGTGTTTTACATATAGTAAAATATAAGAATGGAGAATATTATGTTTAGTAAACTACAATTTTTAAATGCAATTCAATCAAAATATATTTATCAGCAGAAAATGGTTTACTCTATTGACGAGGAAGGTCGTGAGAATCTTATAGAAAACTTTGCCGAAATAATGAAATATCCTATGCGATCTGTAAAAATTGAGAGAATGGAAGATTATAATAGAGATATATTTGATTATTGTTTATATCTAAAACGAAAACAAAAGCATAAAGGGCCTATTACTTGTCACTTGTTTTATGCATCTAAAGGCGCTTATTCATTTAAAGAACATACTGATCCAGATGATGTTATAATATATTGCTGTGAAGGAGAAAAGTCTTTAACGATAAATGGATCATATATAAAGATACCATCTCTATCTTGGGTAAAAATTCCTGCAAATACACCACATCAAGCATTTAATGAAACAGAAGCATTAACTTTAAGTTTTGGACTAGAAGATTTTATAGAGGATAAAGTGACATATGAATTGGACGGTCTATCTAAAAACGACTGAGACTTGCCAGCTTAATTGTAGCCATTGCTTCACAAGTGGAAGCAAGGGTCAGAAAATATATTGGAATACAGATAAGATAGTTGACTGGCTTCATAGATTTAGAGCGGAAAAACCAGATGAGCATGATTTTATTCATTTAGAGTTTCATGGTGGTGAGCCATTTCTTGTTCCTGTGGGACAAATGAGAAAAGTATATGATGCTTGTAACGGTCTTTGGAATGATATGTCTTGGGGAGCGACAACTAATCTTGTATTTAAATTAAAAGATGAGCATAAAGAATTTATAAAAGGACCTTTAAAAGGTAGATTGGGCACTTCTTGGGATCGTAAAATAAGATTTGATAATGCTAAACAGTACGCATTATGGCATAAAAATGTAAAAACATTATTGAGTGAAGGAGTGACAATAAGGCTTTTTATAAGTCTGACAAAAGACACTCTTAAAAAAGAACCTATTGTTCTGTTGCGCTGGCTAAGAAGATTAGGCGTCCAAGAAGTGTCTCTTGAAAGGTTGACTAATAATGGAAATGCTAGAAGTGCGTCTGAAATTTTTCCCACAAACAAAGAGTTGGATGCTTATTTTCTAAAGCTACATCAACAAAGTGAAGAATATGGAGCAAGAGATTGGTTTGATAACTGCTTTCTTGAGGATGTTTATGCTAAATTTGAAAAAACTCAAATGACTTGTGGCACGTTTTGTCGAGACTGTGAACAAAAATTATTTACCGTGAATGGTGATGGCAGTATTAGCGGATGTCCTAATGCTGCTCCAGAATTTCAATTTGGACATTTAGATGATTCTATTAAAACTCTTATAAATAGTCCTAGAAGAATACGAACAATATTAGAAGAAAAGATACGAAATCCTAACTGTTTAAAATGTCCCGTAGCTAGATTTTGCGGTGGTGACTGTCACCAACTAGGTTGGGAAGGAGATATATGTGGAGCGCCGAAAAGCTTAATGCTTGAATTAGCGGAGAATGTCTAGGAGATAAAGATGGCAATATCAGACCCTATTACAGAGAATCCTGTAATTACGAAATATAAAGAACTAGTGGCTACTAGAATTAATAATCAAATTGTATATCATGACGGCAACTTACCAGATTCCAAATTTGCTCACCAATTTGCGGGCAATCAAGGAGGAATTTCCACAACTCCTGATTTAATAGACGCTCCTATTACTGCTCAAGATATGTACAACGTTCTTTTGAAAGATGTTAATAGATTTACTAGGATTAGAAGATTTAGTGCTTCAATAAACATATCTGGTGCAGGAGGTGGAGGACTTACGCCTAATCTAAACCAATCAGGATCTCAAACGGACAGAAGAACACAAGCAACAGAAAATATGAATTTTAGCTGTGAGTGGGTGACAGCATTTCCAGATACAACATTGAGAAATGATTTCAAACAAAAGTGGGGTCGTTTTGGAGTAGATGATCTTACAGCAGCAACACAACTTTGCGAAGATGCCAAAGTTAAGTCTGCTGTCGCAAATAGAGCAGGATCTATTGTTGCGACAGCCAGAAGTGTTTCTAATCAAGTAGGAATTTTAAGTTCTAGACATAGATTTGATCTTGATTCATCAGACGTTACAAATAATTTATCTGCTGGGCAAGTTATTGACGATGCAGCACTTGAGGTTTTATTTAATGCATTATATAATGCTTGGTCAGCTAAAGCTATAAGTGGTTCACCTGTGTCATTCTCTATGACAATGTGTCACTCTAACTGTCATTCTAATTGCCATGCATCAAGAGGTAGGAGATAAAAATATTATGAGTGAAATGAATTTAGTGAAGGCTCCATTAGAGATTGGGGATCTACAATTATATTTTGAAAACAAAGATATTAAGTTTTTAATTGATTATGAAGGATCGACTTTAAAAGGAGAAGAACTTTTAGTATATTTGAGTAACTTAGAATTGCCGTGCGATTTAAAAATTGACGATGATACTACTATGGCAGAATTAGGAAAAATATATTTAAAGTTTGAGAAAATAATCGATATTCCTATATTAGAAAAATTTATTATTGATGCCTTGTTTGGACATAGACGAATTCTATTCGGTAACTCTCAATATATGAGTCTTGAAAATTTACTTTCTTTTGTTCAGGAAAATGAAGAACAGTTAGAAGCTTGGTGCGATAAGTTAGATTCCTTGACGCTCTATAATTTATATACAATCGACCAAGAACAAATGAAAGACTTTGTAAAATCTCATATAGAAGATGATACAGATAGTATTAGAGGAATCAATTTTGTAAGCATTTTAAAAAATGAAAATTTTTATTATTATTATAATTCACTAGATGATTCCAAAAAATTGAAATATTATTCAAAATATTTTAATGACTATATGTTTTCTGGAAAAGGACTATTCGATTTTTGGGCAGTCAAAGAAAATCCATTATTTGTATTATCCTGGGGTCTTCTAGAGGACACGACTGTTGGAACTGAGTGACTTTATATTAAGAGATAAGCGGGATTCTCAGCAAGAATATACCATACACTTATTCGAATTTTGCAATCTAAATTGTCCGTTCTGCTGGCAAGACCATAATAATATTGTGGGTATTAATACAGTATTAGATAAATTAGAACCCGTTGATAAATTTTTAAAAACTGAAATGCGTAAAAGCGTTGTATTTAATATAATGGGCGGTGAGATATTTGCAGATGAGATATTTAATGTATCATTATTAAATGACTACATTGCTCTTGCTAAAGGTATAAAAGAACTTGGAAAAAAATATAATAAGAGAACAGAGATAAATTGGGTAACTAATCTTGTCATAAGTAAGCGCGATCAGGTAGAAACTTTACTTCAGAATTGCCGTGATCTTAATATGAAAAGCAAACTAGTAACTTCATTTGATCCTGCAGGCAGATTTAATAAACCAAATCTTCAAATCTTTTTAGATAATATAGAATATTTCAAAAATGAACTAGATGGCATAGGAATACTTTTAACAAAGCCTAATATCAAATACTGGTTAAAAGAGACTGAAGGAGTATTAAAGCAACTATACGACGATGGAATATATCTGTACGCAGACTATTATATGCCGGACTGTCAAGCGAAACGAAGCGCACCTTCTGACCAAGATATGCTTGATATATTCAAACATTTCATCAATAACTATCCAAAGATTGATCCTATTAGATCATGGATAGAGAATGAAACAAATGTTGTTAGCTGTAGATCATCTAAATTGATACTAGAAGATGGAACAATGTGTCTTTGTGGAAACCTTGTACAAGACGCAAAAGATAAAGCGATGTACAAAACAGATATACAAAAGAAAAATAATACTCCCATTGAAGCAAGTTTTATAAACAAATATAATTGTTCGACATGTAAATATTTTAGTAGATGTACTTTGGGATGCTTTATGGCTCACGATTACAAATATGCTGAGGAAGTATTAGATGAATGTGTCTATAAAATAACACACAGATACATTGAAGAAAGTGGATTAAGGTGAATGTTTTTACATGCAAATGTCGATATGACACCTATAAGCCAAACTAAGATAAATTATGGTTTTAAAAATTCAACTCCTGTAAAAAAGATTGATATTGATTACAATGTATGCTATAGTGTATTTGATTATGAAGTAGATAGCAGTTTGCCTCCTTGCTTACATTTTTTAGACAATTTCTTAACAAGCGAAGTTTATGTTTTTAGTTTACCATTATCAAGCAATCGTTTAAATAGAATACAATCTAAGTCAATTCTTAAAGACTACACTTCCAACTGGATAGGATATCCTAAAACTTCGATAACTAATAATTTAGAATTGGGTTGGATAGGAATTGAAAAATCTAAGATAATTTCTAATATACAAATTAGTGGATTATATCTAAACACGTTGTCGAGAAAACAAGCAACGGATTTTTATAGACTTATGCTAAATTTTTGTCTAAAGGAAATAAAAGCAAGACCTCTATATGTACCTTCAGCTAAAACTCTAAAAGCTTTTTCAAAAAAGTTTTCAAATCATAAAGATATGAAAATTATGGAAAGTCCTTATACATCTAAGATACTAAAAGGAGCAAGTAAATGTAAATTTACTGAAAGTATTTACGCTAATAGATACATAAATGAAGATGAAATGGAATTTTTTAGATATGATTAAAATTGGCTACTTAAATCCTAGCAGTACTCCAACTAGGACTAATTTTAATTATAATTGGATGCTGTTCAAATGTTTTTATGAAGATTTTGGAAAATATCCAGATCAAGTTGAATGGATCGAACCCATATATAAATGGAATGAGGTCAGCTTAGACGATATTGTAGATTCTCTAAAAGACTGTGACATTGTACTATTCACTAATTATGTTTGGAATTATAAGATAAACAGAAAAGTTGCTGACCGTCTAAGTGACTGTATTGTGAAGATTGTTGGTGGTCCACACCAAACTACAGAAATAACAAGAATATACGATCATGTAGCAGACCCTGTGGCGCCTGGAGAACTATTTTTACAGTTCTTTATAGATATGTTTTTAGAAGATAACATCATAAAAGAAAGAATACCATTTTACAATAATGGAGTAAGGCTACCGTACACATTTGGTAAATCTAACGTATATAAGAGATGTGGAGACTATGTGCGTGAATGTTACGAATATTTTAATGATAATATCGACTACTTTCAACAAATTCTTATTTTGTATGAAACGACACGGGGCTGTCCTTTTCAATGCACGTATTGCGAATGGGGCGGCGGTACCGCGACTAAGGTTTTGAAAAAATCGTTAGACGTAATAAAAGATGAACTTGAATTTCTGGGAACTTTCGATAATATAGAATTAGATTTGGCGGATGCTAATACGGGCATGTTGAAAGAGCGAGATTTTCAAATGATGCGTATAATGCAAGATAATGGCCTTCAAGTGGGCGATAGTATTTCAGTTTTAAAAACACTAAAGCTGAAAGATAAAATTGACATTATAGATTTTATGGTTGAAACTGAAATCACACGTAGACTTATTAGTATTAGTGTACAATCAATATCAAAGAAAGCCCGTGACATTGCCAAGAGAATTGATCTTGACTACGATGATACTATAACAATAATCGACCATATTAAAGAAAAATGGGGCAATCTTTACGACAAAGAATTGCATATAGATTTGGAATTAATTTTAGGTATGCCAGGATCAACCCTGGAAGATTTCTACGATGAATTTAAATTATTCTATAGACTAAGTTCCAATGTATCTGAGTCTGAGGAAGGTCAAGCTTGGCAGAATTTTAGAGATGGTAGATTTCCATATATGATTTTGCCCGCAACAGAGTCCGCTTCTCCGGCATATCAAAGAAAATATGGAATAAAGACTGCAAAAGTAGCTACATTTTTTGATACTAATTTTCAATTTGATCCTGCGATAGATAAACCAAATTTATTATATGAAAATCATCATTACGAATACGATACCATTATAGAGTGTTTTAGCTATACTTTTGAAGAATATATTGAGATGTTTATAATGAACATCTATACTCCTATTTTATTTGAGACATTTACGAAAGAGTATATCACGTTTGAAAATATAAGCGTTGTCGCTAAAGAAGTATGGCTTGGAGTCAATGAAATTCCAACATTTCAAATTTATAAAGAATTGATCAAAAAAATATTTACATCTAATGATATACGAAGTTTAGATAAATTTGGCAGTGGCAACTTCGATGATCTTCTAATAGAAACTGCTCTAAAAGATGTTCTAAATAGCAATGAAAAATTTATAAGGACTAAATTAGATGCAATTTGTTGAAATATATGATGATATATTTAATTCTAATGTAATTGACGAAATCAGAAATGAATTTCAATGGAAAGATACTACTGGGACTATAAATATTTTAAATGAAATAGATCATTTAAGTAAACTAGATTTTATAAAATGTATAGTTTTAGGCAAAGGCGCCAAGTCTCCAGTAATTGCACACACTTTAAACACCGAGTGTTATAATTTAACAACAAAAGATCACATTTTATGGGAACCTCATCACGACGGCAAAGAAAGCAAAATTATAACCCTCTTATTTGTTGATGTTGACACAAATGGTTGGGTAGGCGGAGAATTAGACATATATAAAAGTTTAGATGTATTCGATTTTCCTAACAATAAAACTAGAATTGAGCCTAAACCAGGCAGATTAGTTTTGTTCGAAAGTTCTATGATACATGCTATACGGCCGTACTTTGGAAAAAAATCGAGAAAAACTATAAGCATAGGGTGGAAATGATATGAATTTTGATGATGGCTATATAATAGAAAGTAGACCTGATTTGTTTAAGTATGTTGATGATACGATACCAAAATTATCTTGGTATTTTCCAAAGATTTTTGAAAATTTTTTAATTAAATTGTTTGAAAAACAAGAATTTAAAGACTTTGATGTTCCTTGGAATTATCATCTTCATGGTATGAAAAGAAAGATGTTAAAAACTGCAAATTTACTAGATGAAGAATATTTGCCCAAAGGAAATAATGAATTGATTTATTATTCTATATGGAATGGATCTGATACATCTTCTTACAAATGGCATAACGATTTAATAGAAGGAGCAAATGTTTTCTTTTTGATGTACTACACAAATATGAATCTAAATGAGGGTGGAGAGATTATGTTTAGAAATTTAAATCAGAATAAAAGAATAACATGCTTTCACTTGCCTAAAAAATATGACGTTCTTTATGGTTCTCAAGCCAAACATTTTGAACATAGAGTTGAAACTTTGAGAAAGCCTAATATAGAAAGAATTACGATGAACTTTGGATTTAAAGTAGATAATTCGCCATGGGAATAAACTTTTCTGATTTTGATTTCAAAAAAGGTTGTTATCACAATAACAACCCAGCAATCTTTACTCATGTAGACACAATTCTGCCCAAGTTAAAATTTTTAAAACTTAATGGATTTTTTACAGGAGAAGCGGGATCTGTAGCTTGGAACTACCATGTATATTTTATGTATTTTAGAATGAGAAAAACCGCTAAACTGCTATTTGATTACTATCTTCCATGGGAAAAGAAAATGAATTTAGTTTACCATCAAGTTTGGAATGGAGTTGAGCCTTTGTCTACTGATTGGCATCACGATACTGGTGGTGGCAACATTCAATTTAATTTATATCATACAGATATTGATCCAAATATTGGTGGCGAAATAATGTATAGAAGTGTGAAAGAAGATAATAAAATTACATTTGCTGCTTTACCTAAAAAATATGATATAGTCATGGGAAGCTGTGGAAAAGATATGAAATTTCAACATAGAGTTGAAGGTTTTAGAACGAACAAAAAGAAAGAAAGATTAACGATGTTGTTTAGATTTAGTGTCGAGAAATCACCTTGGACCTAATAGTTAAACCAACTGAACTATGTAACTTTAAATGTAGTTTTTGTTCTTCCTCTAAAATCACAATGGAAGACAATACAGCTATTTTAGATTTAAATAAAATATTTAAGTTTCTAAAACGTTTTCCAGATACTCAAACTATTATCGTTAATGGTGGCGATCCTTTAATGATGAAACCTAATTACTATTGGAAAATTATAGAATTTCTTGATAAGCATAATTTACCGGCAACTCTTTCTCTCACAACTAATTTATGGCCTTTCTTAATGAAGCCTCTTAAATGGAAAGAATTATTTAATCATCCAAGAGTAGGAGTGTCAACATCTTTTCAGTATGGCGGCGGCAGATTAAAAGGCGATTATAGCGACTTTACGGAAGAAGATTTTTGGAAATGTTCCGATGCTATGCTAGAGCATGTCGGATATAGACCTACCTTTATCTCTGTTATTGTAGAGGAAAATGAAGATACTGTTATTCAGACTGTAGAATTAGCGAAAAAAATGGATATAGTATGTAAAGTAAATTATGCAATGGCGTCAGGATCACAATCTGCTCCATACCAACTATCGAAAATATATGAGAGATATATCCAGATATGGAAAGCAGGACTTAGTGATTGGGAACATAACACTCAACAAATGTTAAATAGATTAAGAGATACACCCACAATATGTCCTCAGTCAAGAAACTGCGATAGTGGAATTCGAAATATTCAGCCAGAGGGCGATTACTATTCTTGCGGCTCTTTTGGAGATGATTTTGATAAACCAATAGATTTTGAGTATGAAATGAATGGAGGATTTGAAACTCCTCTTAGTAATGATTTAAGTTTGATGAGTCTTAAAAATTCATGCTTCACTTGTCCTATGTTCGAAATTTGTAATGGCTGTCGAAAAACAATCAAAGACCTGAAACAATATAACATGGTTGAAGATCATTGTAAACATATGAAATCAATGGCAAGTGATATTATTGCTCTAAATAGAATTGACAGTAAAGTGACACCTTATATTGATGAGAGACAATCTGTATGATCTATAATTTATTTCCTACTAAAATCTATATCGAAAAAATGGATATTACAGATGAAGAATCTGAAGCAATATCAGATTTATGTAATATAATAAATGAAGTTGATAAAGATAAAGCTTTATTCACTCAACATAATTTAGAGTGTTATCCTCTATTAAGAGAAGTCTATGACTTTTTTGCAAAATCATTTCAAGAGTTTCTATTAGAATATGACAATGACGTAACCTACGAGAACGTTTATGATATGATGTTATATAAAACAGGTAAAATATCACACTCAAAAGATAAAGAGTTTAAATCTATAAATGCTCCTACAAATGCTGATTTAATTGCATTATTCTTTTTAAGCGATAAAAATTTAATTGTACACGATCCATCCTTCAATAGAATTCCTGTAATCAGTGATGACAGAGAACATTTAATTAGAGGAGAGAAAAATACAATAGTCGTTATTCCTGCGAATGTGTGGCATGAAATTAGAACATATGATTCCGAAGATAATGAAGTTATTTTATCTATGGAAATAAATATCGACAAACTACCTAAAATGTCATAATATAATGAAACTAGATTTATTAGCGCCATATTATCAGCATATTGAAAATCCTTCAGAAGAAATTAAAATTAAAATTTCATCAGAAAATCCTAAAAGCTATGCTTTGACTCGTGCGCCAAATAGAATGAATTCTGATGGAAGAATTAACTGTGAAGGATTATATGAGGATGGTGTTGTTGCTGTATCTGTTAGTCCTATAAATCCTAAATTTAGATCACAGATAGAAGATGGTGTATGGCCTTTTATAGAGTGTTTAATTAATAAAAATTATTTTACTATGAGTTGTTGTGAAGGACACAACGATAGAATGGGCGATCATTTTTATGTCACATTAGCATCTCCTTGTAAAAATGAATTAAAAGTTATAGAAAATGAAGTCGAGCATATTATAGGTTGTAAAGTCACAAAGAAAAATTCAATCGCTAATAATACTATAGTTTGGCATGAGGATGGTAATCAATTAAAAACTATAGAGAATAGGACTGTCGTAGATGTTGATGCTGAGGCTGAGGACATAAATAATATGTATTTAAGAAAGTATTCTTGTTATTATTTCTTGACCATCGATATGTTTGCGAATAAAGACGATATCTTTGATGAATTTAATTTAACTAATCTAAAAAATAGAATAATATATTTAATATTCAATAAAAAAAGTTTATCTGAGTTGCTGAATAAATTCAAAAAACTACCTAGGTCTACAAAATGATAGTATCAATAAATCCAACTTACTTCTGCAACTTTAGATGCGACTTTTGCTATCTAACGTCTGAAGAATTAGGTAATCAGAAACAGATTTCGTTCAATAAACTAGACGAATTACTATCTCAAGTACATAATATTGAACATATTGACTTGTATGGTGGTGAAATTGGAGCAATGAAAAAATCTTATTTTTATGGACTTAAAGAAATTATTAGAAAACACTATTCTGGTATCATTAATATCAACACAAACTATTCTATGATGCATCCCGGTTTTTTTGATAATGACGTATACCTCTCGGTATCTTATGATTTTGAAGCAAGAGAAAAATCAGAATTAGTATTTCAAAATATGTTAATGAGTACTGTACCTATAGCTGTTCTTATTTTAGCTTCTCCAAAGGTTCTAGAAAAAGATGTATCTGAAATGATTAATATGTTAAATATGTGTTCGTCAATTACGTCTGTTGAGATTAAACCATATTCAATTAATCAAGCAAATGCTCATAATGTGACACACAAAGATTTTGAAGATTTTGTTATAAAGTGGCTTAAATTAAAAGACAAAATGAAGTTTGAATTTGTAAATGAAGAAAGAATTATAGAATCAATGAAAGGAAGATATAATGCATTTTCGGATGATCATATATACATCACTCCTTCTGGCAAATTTGGCGTCTTGGAATTTGACGAAGAAGATAAAGAATTTTTTCTTGAATTGGATTCTTGGGAACAATACCTTGATTGGACAAAAAAAGAAAAAGAAGAAATGGTAAGTCCTATATGTGCATCATGCATATATTTCGGAAACTGTTTAACTGAGCATTACAGATATGTTAAGGATTTAGATAATGGCTGTAACGGATATAAAGGATTATTGGACTGGTATGGAAGATTGGAAAATAGCGAGTCAAGTTTATCATTTGCTTCATAAAAATCATTCAGATGATTTGAATAGAGTAGATATAACTTGGATTGAAAATGATATAGTAGAGTGGTCTAAAAAGCACTTCAATGAACACATTGAAGAATGGGTATATCCAGCAAAATCGTATTTTGTCGCAATATGTTATGCTTCTTGGTTATCTGAAGATTTTGATGAAAATTTCTGGAAACTTTTAAATGATGATATGTTACTTTCGGGCAATGATCCTCATTTTGTAACATATGAAAATGATAAAGACACGTATGATAAAATTATAGAATGCTTAGAATTTCCGTTAAAAATGTCAGGAATGGTACCAGACGTCCGTAAATATTATAATGCTGAGTTTGAATTAGCAATAAAATAGTTATAAATAAAGATAAGCAAATCATAGTAAAGTTGAAAATATGGCTAAAAAAATAAATATATCTCTAACGGATACTGTAGGAACACTGAGACAATCAACAAATGCAATGTCAGATTACGTAGGTGAACCAGATAATCTTGCTACAACTAATAAATCGGATTTAGTTCAAGCTATAAATGAGATTAACAGCAATACCGGAGCATCTTTTATAACAAGTCGCCTAAGTTTAGCGTCAGGTGGTGATGGTGGTCATACGACATTATCATACGACTCTTCTAGTGGCACATTTCAATTCAACTGTAATGCTATCGGTCCAGGTGATTTTAATACTGCGTTGCCTGCTACTATTATTGCTTCTGGAGTTTTTGCTGCAGCAAGAATACCTGCTTTAGATGCAAGTATAATTAATTCAGGAGTTCTTAATACGGCAAGAATTCCTGCCTTAAACACTATAAGCGGCACATTGACTAGTTCGCAGATTGGTTTTAATTCTGGAAATATTCCTGAAAATACTAATTTATTTCATACAACTGCTAGGGCAAGGGCTTCAATATCAGCTGGACATAGTCATGTAGTATATAATAGTACAAGTGGTGAAATATCATTAGACTCATCTTCTGTATTATTTATAGGTCTTGCTGAATTGAAAACATATCTAAGTAATGCAGATAGCTTTGGATCATTTGTCACTACGATTAACGCCCTATAAAGAAAGAAATTTAGATGGTCAAGATATTAGATTTACCAACGTTAGACTCCGCATCTTTAACTGGCGGAACAGACTTTGTTGTTGTCACTGGACCAACTATTACTGGTGGTTACGGAACAGGCAAAGTTCTTCTAAATACTTTAAGCGATTATTACAACAATACAGGCGCTCTAAATTCTGCTGGAGTCTCAAGCTTAGTGGATTCGAACTATATTTTTAATTCTATTAATAACTCAACTACTAATAGTCTAACAAAACCCACAATAATCTCATGGAATAATATATCTAATAAGCCAAATAGTGTTGCAGGTACGGGCGTTTTAGACGCAATGAAAACTACCGATCTTAATATTGTGACTGCTGCCGCATCAGGCGGTGGAGCATTAGCTTATAATTCAGTATCAACAGAACTTACATATACTCCTCCACTAATAACATCAAATGTAGATTCTTCTGGTGATGTTACTGAAGGTCAAAATCTTTTCTTTACAGGAGCAAGAGTTGTTGCTATTGTAGACTCAGCATATGTTAATGCAAGAGTAGATACGGGAATTGATTCCGCAGCAACTATTTCATTAGTAGATTCAGCTTACGTTTTAGCTAGGTCTTCTGCTGGACTAGATTCAGCTACAATCACTGGTTCTATCACAGATACGAAATATCTAAGATCGGATGAATTAGATAACGGACATTCTCTGAGCCTTAGCCACACATTTCATGCAGTCGGCGCAATAACTTCTGATGGTGATATTACCGCTTTTAATAGTGCATCAGATAGAAAACTTAAAGAAAATATAAAAGTTATTGATAATGCTGTTGACAAGATAGCTTCTATTTCAGGATATACATTTAACTATATCGGACGTGAAGAAAAAATGTCAGGAGTAATTGCAGATGAAGTTGAGGCTGTTTTGCCAGAAGTTGTTTATGAATTTGATGGCGAATATAAAGCTGTTCGTTATGGTAATATGATGGGATTGATTATCGAAGCTATAAAAGAATTAAAGACAGATATTGACGAATTAAAAGAAAAGATTAAATAAGTGGCCTTTTCAGAGTTACCTAGCGCAGATGATAGTGCTCCAGCAAGACTTAGTTTCTCGGATATTCAAACTTCTATAGGAGGCACAAATCCTATATCATTGAGTGAGTATTACAGAGGTACGACTCTTGTTACTGACTCTGATGGTATTGCACTTGACTTACCTCAAAATGGTACAATTTCATTTTCTGATATGAAATTTGGTTTTTCAAGAGATGTGACATATACATCTCCAGGAACACACACAATTCAAGTTCCTGATGATAATAGAATTGACAATATATCTTTTGTTATAATAGGTGCTTCAGGAACTTCTGGCGTCTTTCAATATAAGACTTCCAATTTTGGAGAGTTTGGTGGAAACGAAACAAGTAATATGATTTCTAGTAATACATCTCCTCAAACGCAGGCGCAAGCCCCTGCAGATGGTGTGGGAGGTGCAGCGTTAGTTTATGTGAACGATTTGCCTGTTTCGCCTGGAGATGTAATTACAGTAAATGTTGGAACAAAAGCAACTGATCCTTCTGCGATCGGTTTCGGCTATACATTTGGAGGACAACCTGGTGGATCAACAACTCTTTCTATAAATGGAACAGTTATGGCAACAGCAGAAGGTGGTCAACCTGTTTTCGTACCAACAAGTAATCCTACTACAGCAAGTCCTACAACAACTAATACTGGCGATATTAAAAAGATCAGAGGCCTACAGACAGCTTCATATAATTATTCAGCATACGTTCTGCATCCTGTCGCGAATCTCTCAACAGGCGATATTTATGGATATACTGATGATCCCAGTAGTGGCGGCACTTTAGGTGCTAGTAATGGCCAAAGTACAACTATGAGTTATCAGTATCCTGTTAATAGAAGTGCTGCAACTGGCTCAGTACATTCGGATGTTACATCTAATGCAGCGAGTAGTCATATAGGCAGGGGTTCTACTGCATCTCAAGCAACTATTGCATCAGCATATAATTATAAACCAAATACTTCTTTTCCTCATCATAATAGATATTGGACAAGAAATAATCAGACTGGATTATCAGGATTCGCTAATGTAAACTTAGGCTATACGTTAGGGTTAAAATCCAATTCTGGAAATTACTTAGATGTGGGACCTCAATCATCTGGAGGTACAATTCAAAAACACTTGATAACAGATGAATTTCGAAATAGCGTATCAAATGCAATAGGTGAAGGTCAACATTTATATGGAACTACTTCTGGAGTAGAAAGTTCTTTAACATCTTCAACATTTGGCGCTGGGCTTAGAGGTGCTGAAAGTGTAGAAGCGCACAATACCGAAATACCTGATGGTAGCGATGGAGCTGTTAGAATTCTTTTTCATAGACCAGGAAAATATGCATTTCCTTCAAATGTTCCTCCACCGATAGCTAGATTACGATATAGTGGTACAACTCCATTTGTTGAACGTTCGGTGACATTGACACCATCATCTAATACCGCAAACGAAGGTGATACGATAGTAATCAATATTACTTTTTTAGGTGATTGGGGAAAATATGAAACAGTATCTTGGTCTACATCTGGAAATGTTACTTCCGGAGATTTAACTGGTGCTCTTTCAGGAACATTAGATAAAACTATTTCATCTTTAAGTTTTCCGGTAGTCTTAGATGGACTAACCGAAAACTATGAGACTTTCACACTAACAACTGCATCCATTTCATCTTACGGAAAAGCAGTTACAGCTGGATCAACTACTGTGACGATTCAGCCAAATTCGACTTAGGGAGACAGTAAATGGCACAATCTGAAGATATTATGATTGATCAAGGCAGCGATATTGCCATAAAATTAGAATGTTTTAACACGGACGGGTCACAAAAACAATTTAAAGTTTTAGATGCAGCTAGTGGAGGAACAATTACTCCATACACAGCAACAGGTAAAATTAAAAAAAGTTTTACAACAAAAGACTCAGATGCAATTAATTTTGAAACATCTTTCCTAAATCTGGCATATCCTAATGTATTAGAACTTAGTTTAAATAACACTGTTACAAATACTATGAAAGCAGGAAGATATGTCTATGATGTTGAAATAGCTAGTACAGACTCTGCCACTGGATCAATTATTGTAGAAAGAATTTTACAAGGTACACTTACAGTCACTCCTGGCGTAACTTAAGGAAAAAAATTATGTCTGATAATGTAAAGGTCATTTCATCAAATACGATAGTTAAAAAAATTACAGTAGGCACACCAGTGCCTGTCGTTGCAGCTATTGAGGTTGTTTCCGACGTTGCTGATCTGAGAAACGTTAATGATGTAACCGCTGTTCCTGGACAACTATTAATTTATGATGAAGCTATAAAAAAATATGTTTCTGGAATAACTTTAGATAAACAAATAATAGATGGCGGAGATGGGTTTAGCTAACGTAGTCTCATTTTGTTTGTATAAATAACATTGAAATCTAAATGTTAAGGTTCAGTTTTTATGCCAGCAATTATACGAATAAAACGATCGGGCGATCTTCTAGCACCAGCAAATCTTAAAGTCGGTGAATTAGCATATAGCTATGCTTCATTATCAAAAACTCTATACATTGGTATAGGACCAGCTATCAATTCAGATGGAGATGCTGCACAAGTAGTTGCCATAGGCGGCGAAAAATTTACCTCTTTAATGAGTGTAACACCCGGAATATCATCTCCGCAGCAATTTCTTCTCTTAGGTGACTCTAGAAATACAGATTATTTAAAACTACAAGAATTAGTTGCGGATAGTGCGACCATAGGTAATTTAAATGTAGTCACAGGATATTCTCAATATTTTAATGCAGATAGTGCTTATGTCTCTCAAATAATTATTGATAGTGGATATTCAAAGTATTTAAAAGTTGATAGCGCATATGTCTCTCAACTAGTTTCTGATTCAGCACAAATCACTTATGCAAACATTGAAACGTCATATCAACCTTTAATTACTGGCCCATCTGAAATTGTAATTGATCCTGCTGGCATAGGTGATAATACAGGCAAAGTTCATATTAAAGGTGATTTACAAGTTGATGGTATTCAAACTATTATCAACTCTACCGAAGTTAGTACTAACGACAAAAATATTACTCTTGCTGATAGTGCTGTTGATAGTAGTGCGGCGAGTGGTGCTGGTATTACAATATATGGACCCGATCAAGATCCTGTTTATGGTCGCGCTTCTTTCTATTGGGATGCAACCGAAAATGAATGGGTCGCAACTAAAGGAATAAATTCTCCGTATATTGATGCTGATAGTGGTAGAATTGGATCAATTAGTGGATCATTTACAAATTATGATAGTGGATATATATCTCAGTTTACATCTGATAGTGCAAATATTCACACCATTACAGGCTCTCAAGCAGAATATACTTTTGGTATTTTTAATACAGTATCCTCAACTAACTATTATAAAACAGATGCAATAGAAAATGCTCTAATAAAAACACAGACTGATACAGAATTTGTTCAAGATGCTAATTTAGTTTTTGGTGATTATGTAAGTGCATTTTCTCCCGCTACTTCAGGACTACATATTGGCTTTGAAGATACTATGGATTCTGGCTATTACAATTTCATTGCCACAAATGAAGGTTACGTTCAAGCGCAAAGTCTAAAAATTGGTGATCATAAAAATCCTAAAACACCCACTGCTAATCCTATGGCGTTTTCATTTAGCGGAAATGAAAACAGAGCAGGCGATTTTTATGGCATAGAAGTAAACGACTCACAATTTATATCAACAGCATTACAAAATGTCTTTAGAAGCGATTATACAAAATTACATGCTCAGACTTTAAGTCCCACTGAAGATTCTTCAAGAGGCATTAATATAATAAGAATTGCATCTATAGAAGATAGCGATCTTGTAGAGTTTAGAAAAGACGGTAGTATAAATTTTGAAGGCGATTTATTCCAAAGAGGATTACCATTTGTCGGCGGTGGCGTTTTCCGCAGAGTAAATAATGCTAATGATGTTGATGTTAATGATATAGCATATACTCCAGAAAAGTATAGTGTCGCAATTGATCCGTATTCAGTGGGCGCAAAAGTTGGTATTAATACAGATAAGCCTCATTTTGATTTTGATTTTAGAGGCTCACAATTTAGCATATCAGGACAAATTACATCTCAAGCTTTAGCTGAAACTAGCACACCTTTAGATTTTCATCTACAGCCACTATCTGTTGTTTCGGGATTAACATCATTCGGAATTTCAGCAGATGATAGTGATAAATCTAGATTACTATTCGATACTAAGTCTGCCAGATTTAGAGCGGGCTATTTTTCTTATGATAAAATAATCGATGGTAATATGGGAACATTCTCTACTGCATTTGGTAGAGATACCGTAGCAAAAGGCAGATATAGTTTTGCTTCTGGAGATTCTAGTGAAGCATACGGACATTATAGTATTGCAATGGGTAAACAAAGTCTTGTAGATGGAGAGGCTAATCCTCTTTTATCAGAACATTCTATTGCTATCGGTAAAGAACAAAAAGTAAAATCTTCCCAAGAAGCTGTTGCCTTAGGTTCAGAAAATCAAATTTCTAATAGTAATTCCGCTATTGCTATTGGTAAAAATAATGTTATAGGTACATATAGTCCAGTCGAAGATGGCTCAAAAAGTATTTCTATTGGTACTGATAATATTGTAAACGATAACTTATCAGCAGCGTTTGGTACTAATAATACTGTTGAAGGAAATCAGTCATTTGCTATAGGTTTTGGACATACTATACCTAAACCCACGTCTGGTAATGCGAATAACTTTGCATTCGGTGCTAACGCTATATTCACAACAGAAACATCATTTTCAACTGCGATAGGACATAGAGCAAAATTCGGAAATGCTGATGGTTCAGTAGCTATTTCTTTAGGGTTAGGTAGTACAAATCCTACAGACGCTAATTATTTTAGACCTATACAAGATAATTCTTTACTCTCTATTCAAAATGGTAACGTTTCCATTGGTACAGATTCCGATCAAGTTTCTGCAGGACTTTCTACTGGTCAAGGCAACTTACTTGTCGTTGGCGATATTATCTATGAAGGAGAGTTGTTTAAAAGAACTGAGAATGGTTTAGCAACACCATCGCCTTGGGTAGATAACGGATTTGATATTACATATAATAATACAAATGATATTAACGAACCGAAGCCCATAGGTGTTAATATATCTAATCCTAATCATCTATTCGAATTAGATGGAGATTTTTTAACTAGAGGTACTTATAAAACTACTTGGAAAACAGACACCAACTGGTTTGATTCCGCTGCCGGAACTAGTGATTTCGGAACTGCATTATTAGCATCTACGACAAGTCCTAGCATTTTTGGCTATCATACAGATGCAGCAATATTTAGGGTCGGAAAACTAAAAATAGCCGAACAATCAAATGATTCAATGGGAAATCATTCTATTGGCATGGGACATTATAGTAAAGTCAATGGACAATATGCTATTGTTGCCGGAGGCTCTACCAATCATGCACTAGGAGATTATTCTGGTGTATTTACAGGCAAATCAAATATTGCAACAGGTTCTTATTCTACTATAATTGGTGCTGTATCTGGAGAAGTTGAGGGTAGCAAGTCACTAATAATTGGCGGCAATGCTTCAAAAGTATTAGGCAACAATAGTATATCAATAGCGACTGGTAGCGGTGCTAATCATATTAGAGGCAATAGATCAGTATTTATCGGCGAAGGTAATGTAGATTCTTCCAGAACAACTGGTGCTGGTACTACTGGTACACAAGATCGTAACTTCTTTATAGGTAGAACTAATGTTGTAGATTCAGATGGTCAAAATGTAAAAGATAATTACATTATTGGTAAAGATAATACAATAGCTACGACAAATGGCACAAGTGTTTTTCTTATAGGTAAAAATACAAAGATTTCTTCTGCTGATCAAGGTGCAGGTAATCAAATTATTTTATCTGCTCCAACTTCTACTACTAATCTAGGACAAAATGATAATACAAAAGTTGCTATAGGTAAAACGAAATCTAGAGGCTCACTTGACGTTGCTGGTGGAAATGTTTACTTTGGTCATAAATCAGGAACAATGGTTAGAGATGTAAATGCTCTTGGACAACCTGTTATGAGAGCGGGTGATAGTTTTGATGTTCAAATCTTTATCAACGACCAAAACCTGAGAGACTATGCCGCAGGAGTTGATCCTACGGGCGCAACAGTAATCATTGTTCCCGACGATGTTCCTATGCCTAGTACTACTGTCACATCAATTAAACAGTCTAATCCAGCGATTGCAATAATAAAAAATACTGGTGGCGTATTAACATCTGGAACAACTGTATCATTTTCTATACCCGGTATTGGAGAAATTCAATCATTTCTTAATGACTCTACCTTTGCTCTAAGACCTGTGACTGGTGGGCTAGGAGATAGCTTTAGGATATTTAATTCTACAAACACAGCATTCGTTAATACAAATAAAGGTACTACTAGGAATGGAATTACACTTACTACCTACGATTCTTCTATATGGGGAGATCCTTCAGGAATACCTGTAGGTACTTATGTTTCTTTAAAGTCTGCGCCAGTTTCAGTAACCGCTCCAACACATTTTAAAAATTCAGTGATTATCGATAGCGATTTAATTGTAAAAGGAACTGTTTCACTACAAGACTCTATGAGAGTATCGAAAGATGTTATCATTGATGGTAACTTAGATATTACTACTGGATATATTAAAGGTGGTAACTATTTAGATATTACTAGATACGGTAAATTCGGAGATAGTTTAAATGTAGGTGGAAATATAACTGGCGGCGGCACTTTGACTATTACAGATAGTGCTACTGTAACTGGTAATATTACAACTAATAGCGATTTAGCCGTAACTGGCAAAGTCCATGTTGGTGATAGTGTAACGATTGTCGGTGATCTTACTATCGGAGGATCAGTTCGTTGGTTAGATGATACATATGATGATAGTTTCTATATTGGAAATATGTCTTTTGATAGCTATGTCTTGCGTCCAGGAAGTCAAATTTTTAATGCTCTTTGGACCTCATTTGATACAGATTATGTTCAACAGAGAACGGATTCAGAAAATAACTGGCAAGTATATCCAGACGCACTTGTGTATAATCCAAATGATGGATTTAAAGCAGTCACAATCAATCAAGGAAATGACGATGCTTGGACTGGTTGGAATCCAACACTAAATGGTGGAGGAGACAATGCTTATTCTCATCCTTTAAGTAAAACTGGCGTTACTCCTGATTATCCTTCGGACGATAGTGCATTAACATTAGCTTCTTGGAATAATAGAGGTCAATTTAGTGGTGATGGAGATTCTGTTGCTCTTGATGTTAGAGGCAGAGTTAATATTAGACAAAACCCTGGCTTAGATGATTTTGTTTCTAAGCCTCCACTTTTAGTTAATGGTGCCGGTTGGCCCAATGCGTCTTGGATAAGAAAACCAGGACATATCGATAATGAATATATTCGCGCTCAGATGGATGCTGATTTTATTCGTAGTTTCATCGACTCAGCATTTGTAATTAGTATTTGGGATTCAGATTATTATTGGAAACATGATAGTTTTAATGCTGTTTACATTGGTGTTCCAGATCAGCTATACGGAAGTGATGCTGATACCGTAAATCCACTTTATTATAATGGCAATCTAAAAGTTGCTATTAATAGAACTGGTAGAAGTGCAAAATATAATTTAGATGTTGTAGGTAATGCAAGATTTACAGACTCTATGCAATTTGACGGTATTGTAGTTTCTGAAAAAAATATTAACGCTAAAAAACAAGTTAAAATTGGTTCTTACATAGGCTTTGATAATGTAGGTTATATAGATGAAAGTAAATTAACAACAGATAAAGGTCTTTATGTTGGTGATAGTACTCATCTCAGATTAGGTCTTACTGTTTTAGGTCACGATAATATATTAGATTCAGTTAAGACATTTACATTCGATGACGCATATTTGCAGATAAAAGAATCTAATAATTATAATACTGCGACTATATCAAATAAGTTGGGATCAGATATTCCCACAAATGATAGCCATGCGGAGTTTGTATTCAGTAATGACATTGACTATGAATTACTGAGAGTTCTTAGAACAGATCAAGCTGGAGTCACAACTCAGCTTGTCAGAGGAACACATTATGATTCATTAGGAAATACTGCATTATTCGATTCAAATTTATATAGTGTAGGTGGAGCATTTAATGCATTAAAAGCTACTCAGTCAAATAAAGTATATATTCATGAAACCGCTCTTGCATCTACAGACTTAAATCTAGGAATTTCTAATAGATATATTGCTCAAGATAGTAACGGAATTGCTAATATCATTATCGGTGCAGTCAAGACTGTAAATGCTGGTGGAGATATTGTTTACGATAGTTTCAATATATTAGATGATGGTGGCGATTCACTTTCAATAAAATATCATCTAGCTGTTCTAAACGTAATTGATCCTGTTGTTATATTACAAGATAGTTTAGGCGTCTTTAAAGGACAACTTGTAAAAGATACAGACTTTACGCTTGTAGATTCACATCAGATTAGAATTAAGAAAGACTTGGAAATTCTACCAGGACTTATCCATTCTAATGAGGATAATTCAGTAACAGATTCAGCACATATCGAATTTGGCGATAAGTTTGTTATTAGCGATTTCTCCCCTCATATTGTGAGTAAATCGAATATCGTTGGTGTTACTAATCTTTATGGTCATGTTAATCTGGGAACACAAGCAATGGCAAATGCTGCTTATCCCGGATATAATCATACAGGAAGTAGACTCACTACACACGATAGTTTTGTTGTAAAAGGTGGTATGCTCTTTGAAAGTGATGGCGCCGGCGGAGAAGGCAGAGTACAGTACAACACTAATTTTCATGTTGATTCAGAAAAGACTGTTTTCTTTGGACCACAGATTTCTACATCTACAACTACTATAACTACAGCCGCATTCTCAGCTTCTGGAATACCAGATGCAACAGGACATTATACAGATATAGTTCCAGCTGTGACTAATACAGTTATAGAAAAAGCGCAATTGGGCATGGATTCACATGTTGTAAATGTACTTTCTCTTATGGATAGTGTTTCTATTAAACAACTATGGATGGCACCACAGGGCAACATTTTCTTTGGTCCATATAGAAGTCGTGCTGTACTAAAACAAGATAGTGACGGACTTGGTACACTATTAGGAAAAATAGAATCTGATGGTAGTTATATTGGTACTGTCACTGGTATTGAACATACATACGACTCTTCTTTTAGACTTACTTTAGATTCTCATATTGTTGAGATTATTGAAAATCCTCCAGTACCTTCTTTGACATATCAAAAACCAGTTACATTTACAAAAACTAGCAATTACGGCGACGATGTATTTGTAGATTCAGAGGCTGGATTTCACGTAAGCACGCCAATTTATTACTACAAATATGAAAGTGATGGAACAGGCGCTGGCATTTTAAATACTTGGGGACCTTCTTCATTGGGTTCAAATGTTTATCCTGCAGATCAAAAATATCTCAAATTTCAAAAGCTACAATTAGAAAACTTTCAAACATATATTAGTTCAAACAGTGACGTTCAAAACGTAGTTTATAAAATTGAATCTGATGGTTCTCCAGTATTTGGTGGATCACCTATTTCAGCTACACCAAATGGCATTTTGCACCACGTTCTTAATGCCGACGGCAGTAGAAAGATTAAGCAGCTTGCTCTAGATTCTCATATTGTTAGAATTGTAGATTCTGATTATATAGGAGAAAGACTCAATAGTCCTTGGAACTACCAAACTACTACAGACGGTGTATCACCTAGAATATATCACGATGAAGGTGCAGCTATTATTGTTGGTGATCGTACACTTCTAGCACCTGATGATTATAAAACTAAATTTATCATAGACTCTGGAAATGCAGTGTTTATGAGCAATCAAGTATTAGATGACTCAGTGAATGCTTTAAGTGTGGGTACTGTACCATCTCTAGGCGACAAAGCTAGAATGATGTGGGTGCCAACAAGAGGCGCTTTCAGAGCAGGTGCTCTAACAGGAACAGCGCCAAACGGAGTTAGCATTGCCCAAGCAGACTTATGGAATGATAGTCATATTGGTTATCTATCTGTTGGCATCGGCACAAACACAAATGCAAGTCATTATTCAACTGCACTTGGTTACGGCGCAATTGCTGGACTAACAAAAGATTCTTCAAGTTCAAATGCTAGAACACATATTGGTTTTCATAACACATATAATGCAGTATCTATAGGACATACAGTTAGAAGTCTTAGTAATAATTCGATTGCTATTGGTAAAGCTATTGACAATCAAATGGTTATAGCGCAGTCTCCAGGATCTACAGGAAATGCCTGGACTGATAGTAATATGATATCTATCGGATACAATATTGCTAATACTAGATCCAGAAGCACCCTTCTAGGCGCTGATCTAATAGCAAAAGCTGAAGATACTGTTCTTATAGGTCGCGATATAATACTAAACAATAGTGGACATACTAGAGCAAGAAACGTTACTGCTATTGGTAAAGGTATTAGTACTCCTTCTGGAGTAGGAAGATCCAAAAATACACTATATGTTGGACACGAAATATCTAATGGAGCGACAAGTAACACTGGTAATAATACTTTCATAGGTAAAGATTTAACAATATCAGGAAATACTCATAGTTCTTTCGCTATTGGTAGAAATATTACACTTGCGGGCACAACTTCAGCTGGCATGATAGGCTCAGATATTAGTAAAAGTGGTTCTGGTACTGGTACACTAATTGGTTTTAACGGCGCAGTTGGTAAATCTGGTCTTGCTATAGGTAGATCAGTTTCTTCTGATGCGGGTGTTGCGATTGGTAAAAATGTTGCGTCTACTAATGCATCTGGAGCTTCTGGTGTTGCGATTGGTTTTAATGTTAATGCAGGCCAAAATGCTATTGGTATAGGATTTAGTTTACTGACAGTAGATAAAAATTCTACAAATGTTGGTAGAGGTAATATCACTAAACGAGATGCAGTTTCTCTTGGAAGAGATAATAATTCAGGCTCAAGATATGACGTTACAATCGGTAAAGGAAATGTCACTAGCGGTAACAATAGTCCATCTGTAGCCATGGGTGTTAATTCAGTAGCAACAGGACAAACATCTGTTGCGATTGGTGATACAACTAAGTCACGAGGTAAAAATTCTTTAACTATCGGTAAATCTAATGATACGACTAGTCAAGAATCAATACTAATTGGTGTAAGTAACACGCAATCTCCTAGAACTGTTGTTGTAGGATATTCAAATACTGGTGCCGGATCACATTCTGGTTCAAATAAAAATGATTATGAAATTGTCGTAGGATCATATAACACAGGTAACTCAAGAGCAAATATCTTTGGTACATATAATACTAACAATACTAGAGTTTCAATTTATGGTTCCGAGAATAATAATGCAGCGACTGGATCAGGTAATAATGCTAAAAATGCTTTAATATATGGTAGAGATAATACAATTACTGAAAATAATGGTATTGTTTATGGCTCAGGAAATGAAGTATCTAATAATGCTATAGGCTTTGGTAGAAATGAGGAAGTCACTGCACAGGGTCTTTCATTTGGTACAGGAAATGCTGTAAACTATGATACTGTAAAAACTCCTGACAGAACAATAAGTTCTAAATCTATTGCATTTGGTAGAGATAATGATGTTGATAGAGAAGGCATTGCATTTGGTAGAAATAATACCGCTGACAATAACGGTATAGCATTCGGCAGATCAAGTATAGCAGACTCTTCAGGAATTGCTCTAGGAACAGGAGTTACAGGAAGTGGTGTTGGCGCACTAGCACTTGGTAGTGTTATAACTGTTGGAGGACCCAATACATCTTCAGCACTCAATAGTGTCGGTATTGGTTTGGGAACAGCTTCAAAATCAGTAACTCATGATAACATCTTGTCTATTCAAGGTGGTCAAACTATTATAAGTATTAGTCCATACGATTCAGTGCATTCTATTCCTGCTACAAAAACTCTTAATAGTAGTAACCAAGTAGTGACTGCACCTAACGTCACTGGAAGAGTCAGTGTACCTTATGCATTAGAAGTTAATGGTGATATTAACGTCACTGAAGATTATTATATGCAGGGTATGAGGATGTATAATTACATCCGACAAGTCGCTGCTGATTCTGATTGGATCTTAGATGCTGCCGATTCTGATTATGTAAAAACTGTTGTTACTCAGGAATATTTAAGAGCGACACAAACAGCAGATGAATTTTTCCATAATCATACAGAAGGTCCAGGAGGCAATCTGTATTATAATGGAACTGGTATTGTTGGAATAGGACTTCAGCATACCTTAACATCTAACACTCCAGGTTATAATAGATATGACGCCGCTGCCGGAGGCATTCCCGATACTCCAGTAGTCGATTATAAATTAGATGTTGCGGGTAACGTCAATTTAGAAGGACTAACATATCACGGCGATGTTATTCTGCCCCTAGTCCAAGAAGATGCTGTATATCTAAATCATTATCAAAATCTTTATACAATTAATATTGATGAAGAATCTGCTTCTTTATGGTTTGATTCATTTTATGTTAATGAAAGAGCGAAGTTTGGTATAGGTAATAATAATTACGACTCTTTTGCAGTTATGGATTTGATCGATACTTTCTATATTGATAACAATATTACAAAAGTTTGGCCAGACTCAGCATATGTATTTACATCCGTAGATAGTCTTGCTACAGATGAATACATTGCATTTAGACCTAGAATACCTATTCCCCAGTATGGTGATTTTCCAAACATTCCTATTGGATCAAGAATAGGTCAAGCACAATATACTAACCCTGTTCCTGCATTTGAGCCTTTATTTGGTACAAGAGTTGGTATTGGTACAGTAAAATATAATGGCACAAGTTATGGTACTGAAGCAAGTCAAGCACTAGAAAATACAGAAGCAGTTCAAGCATTCGGTAACACTCCTGGTTATGACAATTCAGGACTTGCAGTAGCGGGTAAAGTAGTCATTCACGGACCTAATGATCCTTCACTCACGGGCATTCCATCACAACCAGCACTTCAAATTTTCAACGGACATATCTCTATTGATGGTGTTCCCTTAGATTTGTCAAAAACATTTGCAAATGATGGAACATACACAACATATCAATTTACAGATTTTATAGGTGTAGGCAAAACTACACCTACACATCACATTGATGTAAACGGTCGTATTAATGCAGATAGCGGCTTGTATATTGCTGGAGAAAATATATTTCAGTTATTAGATTCTGATTTTGTTCAAAGTGCTGTAACCTTTAGTTATCTTAAAGATTTTGCTGGAGTAGATAGTAGTTATATTCAATCTGCAATTGATAGTGCTTATATGACGTTTGTAATCAATGAGCCTTATATCAAAGAAATTGTAGATAGTGCTTACATACAATTTATTGCAGATAGTGCTTACATTTTCAGTGTTGCGGATAGTGGATATATTCAAAGTGTTGTAGATAGTGCTTATGTATTAAGTGCTGCGGACAGTTCTTATGTATTAAGTGTCGCAGACAGTTCTTATGTATTAAGTGCTGCAAATAGTGATTATATTCTAGGAATTGCAGATAGTGGACATATTCTTAGTGCTGCTGATAGCAATTACATTATAAGCGCACTTCAAGCAACTAATAGTATTATTCCAGCGACAACTGAAGTTTATGATCTTGGTAGTTTAACTCATAGATTTAAAGATTTGTTCCTGAGTGGAACAACAATTAATCTTGGTGGCACTTTAATTAAATCAACAGCTTCTGGAATTAGTGTGACAGATTCCGATGGAATAGCAAGTAGAGTCATAGGCGTAGACTCTAATGCGGTATTACAATTTGTAGATTCTAATTACGTTAGAGCGAGAGCGGACAGCGGATATATACAGAGTATTGCAGATAGTGCTTACATTTTCAGTGTTGCGGACAGCGGATATATTAGTGGCATAGTTGATTCCTCATATGTCAGTTCAAGAGTTACAATTTCAGATGATCGAATTACTTCTGTAATTACAGATTCTTATATCGCAACATCAACTGGAATAGGACTAACAGCCGTTGATTTTGGACAAAATAATATATTATACAATAATACGTTTACAACAGCAACATTACCAAACGCTATAACATATAAAGGCATGGTAGTCTTTGATGCTACAGCAAACTTACCAAAAATTGCTGTAGGCGGATCATGGGACGAATTAGCGAGAGCGACAGATATTAGATCGATTGCGGATAGTGCAGCCGCAGCGGTAGTCGCATCTGCTCCAGCTGTTCTAGATACTTTGAATGAATTGGCTCAAGCTTTAGGTAACGATGCTGATTTCTCAACTACAATTACAACTAGCATTGCTGAAAAATTACCATTAGCTGGCGGAACTTTGACTGGCGATCTTGATCTTGGTTCGAATAAAATTCTATATTCAAATGTTTATGCCACTGAAGGTGATCTTCCATCAGCAAGCACATATCATGGTATGTTCGCGCACGTTCATGGAACTGGTAAAGGTTACTTTGCACATGCAGGTAATTGGGTTCAACTAGTTAGTGCAAATGATATTGATAGTGCTTACATCAACGCAAGAGTTGTTATCCCACCCGCATTTGATAGCGCAGACGTTGTAGGAATTGTTGATAGTGCTTATATTGCGTCAAGAGTTGAAGCTGGTACAGATAGTGCAGCAATCTTGGGTATGATAGACAGTGCTTATATTGCGTCAAGAGTTGAAGCTGGTACAGATAGTGCAGCAATCTTGGGTATGATAGACAGTGCTTATATTTCAGCTAGAGTTTCCGGCGGCGGTGGCAGCGGTGAAGTAGATAGTGCATTTATTTCATCTGTCGCTGCATCCACACTTTCAACTGGATTTGCAGTTTACAAATATAGCGCAACAGCAGGACAAACAGCGTTCTCTGGTAATGATCTGTATAGTAATACTCTATCATTTATTACCGTAGATAATTCACCTATCGTTTACCTGAACGGTGCATTATTAAGATACGGAGATGATTATACAACTGGTGGAACTACAACAACAGTAACTTTAACAAGTGCCGCAAGCCTTGGTGATGAAATTACTATCATGGCATTTAATAATGTTAGTGGTTCTGTGGTATATAATACCACAACTATTAATTCATATACTAAACCACACTTTACTAATTACAAGTTTGAAGCAGATAGCGGTTCTACAACATTCTCAGGTAATGACGTTAACGGAATATCATTAGCGTTTGATTCAGATAGAATTCAAGTATTTAATAATGGTATCAGACTTGTAAATAATGCAGACTATACAGCAGATCCAGTAACAAACGTAATTACAACAACTTACGGATTAGATTCTGGTGATGAACTTATAATCAACGCTCTAACATATAGTGATGTTTTATTTAATGCTGGATTACTTGATAGTGCTGATATTAGATCAATTGCAGCCTCAGGTGTTGCCATATCCGACTTACCTCCAACATCGCCTTCACCTGGTCAAATGTGGTTTGATCCAGAGTTTTTAGAAACTTATGTATATTATACAGATGATGATACAGCACAATGGGTAAAAGCAAATCCATCGGGCTTTGGTGCTAATTTCGATAGCAATGTATTTAATCTAATCGACAGTGCTTATATTTCGGCTAGAGTTTCAGCCAGTTCTGGTGCAGACAGTGCAGCGATTATAGGATTAGTAGATAGTGCTTATGTTGCAGCTAGAGTTTCAGCCGGTACAGACAGTGCAGCGATTATAGGATTAGTAGATAGTGCTTATGTTGCAGCTAGAACAACTGCTCCAAATAGTTGGTCTGAAGTAACAAGTACAATAACAGCGACCGCCGGTCAAAGACTTATTCTTGATACTTCAACATCAATAGTTGTAAATCTTCCAGCATCACCAACATTAGGAGATGAGATTAGAATTATAGATGGAACTGGAACAGCAGCAACTAATAACATCACTATAAATAGAAATGGTAATAAGATTGAAGCAAATGATTCTGATTTAACAATTGATGTTAATAGGGCAGCTTTTGGACTTGTATATTATAATGCTGCTAATGGGTGGCTATTTACGGAGAAATAAATGACATTTTATGTTTATGATAGTGTTGCTCAATTAACTAGCGTAGGATCAATTGAAGATGATATTGCTTATGTAAAATCAGATCGAAGTTTCTATCAGTTTTTTAATTTTAGTCTTATAACAGAATATTCTTATGAATTTTCTGGTGCGGATAAGATATTAAAAGGGACTGCATTTTCTGGTTTGCCGGGAGATTCTTTTACTTTAGACTTTTGGATAAAAAAGTCTAAAAATTCCAATAGTAATGTATTCAATTCTTTTATAACTAGAAGTTCTTCTATTACAGATGAAAAATTGCACAACATTACTGCAGTAGGTTCTCCGACTGCAGTGGAAACGAATTATTATGAAGGTGATCAATCGTCAATATATTTTCCAAATGATGCTGATTTAATTTTAATCAATGATTGCTTTAATAGTTTACCAACATTCGCTCCTCATTCATTTGAATATGCTTATTTTAAAAATGGTTCAAACAAAGATGTTACTATGTCAATATATGATAATGGTAACACAAATTCTCTTATTATTGATCGGGATGGATTTATTACTAATGGGTCAGCATACACGTTTGACGCTGGAGAAAAATCTATAGATGATAATTCATGGACACATAATGCGTTAGTATTTGATGGATTTGATCATAAATTTTATAAGAATGGTCAACTTTTACCGTCAACTAGAACTACAGATATATTTGATTCTGGAAATATTAACTTAGCTGATATGGACATACAAAAAGATGCCTCATTTTCATTTAAAACAACATTTTCCACAGCTTCGGATAGCTCTACAGTTTTAAATATAGGTGGCGCTTCTAATAATTTAAAGATAAAATCTACAAATTTTGGACAAAATTTAATACTTACTTTAGGTTCAAATACCGATCCTTTGAGTATTAACTACAACTCTTTATCAAATCACACGGACTCTCACGTAGTATCTTTTGATGTGAGAATTAATCCAGGTAGAATTAGACTTTGGATGGATAGTGAGTTTGTCGGATTTGATTCACAAGCAACTCCTTTACTTAATGATAGATGGACTACAGCAAATTTTAGTCCTTTATTAGAATATACTAATAGTTATCAAGGAACGATTTATAGATCCCCCACAATGCTAACGTCCGAAACTGGAAATAGAACTGATGGCGCTCAGTATTATAGTCGGACTATGTTTAACGGAGAAACATTGGAAGATAATGCTGACGGCACTTTTGACTATCATTATCTTTATCCAGCTGTGAAAAAAATGCATCCAAAGCCATTTGGTCTATATAGTTCATGGGGATCATATGGCTTATTTCAT